TAAATTAGCTGATAAAGCTACAACAGCTACAAATGCAGACCATGCCACATCAGCAAATATAGCTACCAGTTCAGCTTCTGCAACTAAAGCTAGTCAAAACGCATCAGGTAATTCATTAGTTAATACTATTGTTAAAGCTATTAGTATTAACGGTAAAACTATTACAGTAACTAATTTAGATGGTAAGACTTATACACTTACCACACAGGATACAAATACAACTTATAGTAAAGTATCTCAATTCACTAACGATTCAGGCTATATTACTGATGGTCATAACTTTTCTTCAGGTGTTACTGTAAGTGGGTACAAAATTACAATAGGATAATTATATGGCTAAATATAAAGTAACTAATTTAAATGCTCCTATAGAAGCAGATTATTGGGTAGATATCCCAATTAGAGACCCAGATACCAATAAAGATATGGTAGATGAGGAAGGTAGAATCCTAGTACAGAGACATGTTACTAGAACTGTTAAACAGAAAGAATATCAAAGTATTATAGGTAAAGTACCTACTTATGATAACTTAATAACTTCCTATAACACTTATGTAACAGAGAATAATAAACAAGTTAAATTAATCTCTGAAATGGCTACTACAGCTACTAAAAATGTAACTAAACTTACAGAAACAGTTAATAATCATGATTCTCAAATACATGCTTTGTATACTAAGATTAATGCTATACAAGGTATTGATATAGATGATTTTAAGTTAGTAACTGAAACTAATATTAAGAATATTAAAAATAGTTATTTACCTTTAGTGGGCGGTACTCTTACAGGTGCTGTTACTATAAATAATAACCTTACAGTTACAGGTACAATTACTTCTACATTTCATGGTAAACTAACAGGAAACGTAGTTGGTAATGTTACAGGTAATATTACTGGTTCAGCTAAATCTGCTACTAATGATAGTAGTAATAGAAATATAGTTAATACCTATGCTCTTAAAGGTAACTACCCTGATAGAATTAAATTTGGATGGGATACTACCTATAAAAATTATGTAAATGTTACAGTAGGTGTAACTACGTGGGGACTTATTACTACAGGTAATATTAATGCTCAATCGGTAAATCATGCTAAAACATCTGATAAGGCTAATAGTGCAGACATGGCTAAAAGAGCTACTTCAGCTGATTATGCTACCAATAGTACAAATGCTGTTAATGCTAATGCTGCTGTTAAAGCTACTCAAGATGGAACAGGTGCTACTATTACAAATACGTATGTTAAGCTAATTTCTAAGCAGACTATATCTGCTCAACATAACTTTAGTAATGGTGTTAATATATCAGGATATTTAGTAACAATAGGATAGTATATGGCAACAATTAAAATTCCTTATGGTGATACTACTTATCCTTTATTTATGCAAGGTAATAAGATAACTACACCATCTTTAATAGTACAAGGACAAGGATACATTCCCTTATATCAAGGCGGTAATATAGGTGACCCTATACTATATGGTGGAGTCCATGTATTAAAAAGAGCACCTATGGTAGTAAGAGGTAATGGTACATGGTATAGACCTACTTGGTATCATGCTAAAATAGGTAGTGCCACTTGTAATGTTTACTATAAAGCTACCCATACATTACATGAAGGTACTCAACAGGTAGATGTATGTACTGGAACTAACATATATGGTGTATGTATAGCTTGGGGTAAAAAAACCCAATATAGATACTACTGGGATACTAACAGTAATATTCATATTAATAACTTCGCTATTACTAATGGTGATATGCGCATAGTAATGAATAATTTTACTTGTAATGGTCATAATGTATTAAATACATGGGCTGGTTGGTATAGTACTAAGAGTGGTTGGGGTGGTTGGACAGACAGTCGTCAGACTAACTATCCGGGTCAAGTAGGTTATACATTAAGCGCATCTGCTTCAGGTTCTTATTCATTACAAATTAATATTAAGGGTACATGGGTTACTATTAAAACAGGTACTGCTTCATGTCGCTTTAATGTTCCTATTAATAATGAGAACCAACAGATGGTAAGAGTGGCTTTGAATTTAGGATAATATGCTAGTTAATGTAAATATTGATAAATTAAATGCAGAAAACCAAGACATATATAAAGCCTTTGTTGCTGCATTTAATTATTTGAATACTAAGCATACATATGTATTTAACTCTGCTGATAAAGCAGAGTTTACTATTAATGTATCTTTAGATTATTTCCCTATTAAATCCATAGATGATTGGATAGACCAAAACAAAGATAAGACTCAAGTAGATATTACTCCTGAGTCTTCTTTAGTTTATAGTAATGGTTATTTATATAAACAAAGTACAAATGCTTATTTTATATATTTTAAATATCCTATTCTATCTTTACTTAAAGCATCTACTATTACAGTAGAAACCAGTAAATATATACATGATTTAATTTATGTATTAGAGTTTATGTCTCTTGGTTCACCTCATAGTAGTTTAATATCTTTAGGTAAACAATTACTTCAATTAGTATTTCCTAATTTATTTATACGTAAAAAACTAGCCTATACAGCTTGTGAACTTATTACAGCTAAACAATATGGGTTTAGATTTATATTTACTAAGTTAGGTATATTAGAAGAACCAAAACAAGAAGATATAATAGGTAATGTATGCTTTGCTTGTGTTACTTCAGAAGAATATACAGAACCTACTTATGTATTCTTACATAGTATGTTTGCTTTTAATAACATTAAAACATTTAAAGTTTATTATGTTAATGGTTCTGATGAACAAGTACAGGAATATCAAAAAAGAGTTAAAGAGATTTCTCCTAATATAGAAGTAATTAACTATACCTATCATACAAAAGCTACAACCATACTTCATTTTAAAAGAGAATATGTAGATAGTAAGATGTCTATCTTAGATGAGCTTACTCCTCTATATGACCTTACTGTAATGTGTGACTGTGATATTATATGTCAGGGCAGTTTAAAGGGAACTTTACTTAGTGCTAAATTTAAACAAGCTAAAATACTAGGAGTAAAAGACCCTTTAGCTGTAGTTAATAATACTTACTATAGTCCTGTTAAATACATAAATGGTGGGTTTATTATCTATAAAAATGGTAATTATAAATTTAAATCTAGATACTCTGCTTGGATTAAAGCCCCACATACAGGTAGTGTAGGTAAATATAATGAACAGGATTTTATTAACTATGAGAACCAAAATGAAATAGATACTGTAATGGATGGTAATAACTTTAATATTCATTTACGCAGTATAGATTTAGATACTAAACCTAAGTTAATTCATTATTATGGTCCAGTTAAACCTTATCAATATATAAGAGATGCTGCATGTAATACCATAATAAAAGTAGCTAAAGGTGAGTATACAGCTCATCTTAACGAGTTAGCTTATTTTTATAGATATTATAACTACGCTATGCAAATTAAAGATAAACTTGATTATTTGTTTATAAAACAATTAGAGTTTATTCATAAAACATCTGTATTTAATGAGTATCATAATAAGATACTAAACTTTTCTTTAGAAATAATGGAGACACCATGCAAATAGATTATTTAACATGTAAATGGGCTAATAAGGAGCATACAGCTGTTCTATTAGAAGGCTTAAAATTAGATGGGGAAGATATAGGAAATTTCTTAGCAGATACTTCTTCAGATATTGGTTCTGAGATTTTACAGTACTTAAAAGATACTAAGACAGATGAACCAATAACAGAATCAGTAAATAGAAATGTAATGCCTACAGTTAATATTTCTATGCAAACAGCTATACAGAATATGACTAAATGGTTTCATTCTTATGTAGATACTGTAGCTCAAAATAGAGGATATGCTTCTGCCACAGATTGTTTATTTAATCTGTTTGCTGCGGATGAAAATATTAAGCATGAAGCTCAAGTATTTTTAACATGGAAAAATAAGGTATTTGAAACATATCGTTCTTATATAAAAGATTTTAATAATGCTCAAATATCTATTTTAGATTTTACTACTGAAAACTTATTAGCTAAGCTCCCAGCTTTAAATTGGGATGCAGACAATACTCTTGATGAGCTTGGTTCTATTTTTGGTACTCAAGAAGTTATACAAGAAACTAATTTTATTAGTGTTAAAGCTAGAACCTCAGAAGCAGTAACAAAACAGTATCTAAAACTTAAGAGTGTACATTGTACAGATATGTATTTTAAATCTAGTATTAGAGATATATATGTTAATGGTGATTTAACAGCTAAAGCTAATATTGAAGCCTTATTAAGTACATTAAAGAAAGATACTGATAAGGTTACTTTTAAATCTTATAGTAATTTCTTTGTAGAATTAACTAAGAAAGAATTAACTATTATTTATAAAGAATTGTTACAGAATCAATTAAATGTTACTAAAATTTATTGGAATATACAGAATCAAATAACCGAAGCTACTAATCTGGCTCTATTAAATAGAATAGACACTAATATTACTATTTCTAATTTTGGTACTGTAGATGAAGCTTAAAGTTTATAAATTATATAATTATTATAAAATATTTGGAAAGTATCATGGAAAAGTGTGCTGAAATAAAAGAAATATCTTTTGGAATTGTAACTACTTTAAGATGCAATTTACATTGTACTGATTGTGTATTTGGTTGTTATAACAATAATACATGGGACTGTGACCCTTATGCTACATTTGAAACAATTAAAAAATTAGTAAAAATAAAACATACAAATACATTAGATATAACTATTTCAGTAGCTTTATTAGGAGGTGAACCTTTACTTTCTCCTGCCTTTTGGACTTTAGTTGATTTAATAGCTAAAGAAGATTACTTAGCAGACCATGTAGGTATTGTCACTAATGGTTTGCTTTTACCTAAATTATCTTTAGAAAAAATAGATAAATTAATTAAAAGTAAAATGAAAATGTTTATATCTGTATACCCATTAAAATATAACTATACTAAGTTATTTAATTATATACAGAGTATAGGTTTAACAGCTACAAATGTAATTTCAGATATACAAAAAAACTTAAAAGAAACAACAGGTATACAAAAGTATTTTTATAGTCATAGCTATCGTGATAAACCTAGGGTATTAAAAGAAAATTGGGATAATATTAAAGACTGTAGGTCAGTGACCAATGGTTTAATATGTACTGGTATTATAAATAGTAAAATTTATTATTGTACTAATATGATTGACGTATTAAACAATCAAACATTTAATAAATATAAACATATAAAATTAAAAGAACCAGCTGATTATATTTCAATATCTAAAATTGATTCTATTAAAGATTTTATTACATATTTAAGAGGATGCTATTCTTTATGCCCATTATGTGGTGATGGTTATTTAACTCCTTGGACATCTCCAATAAAGGTAAAACAAATATGACAATCTTACTATCTTCATTAGCTATAGGTAGTGCTGTATATAAAGACTTAGCTTATTTATGTATACAATCTTTTAAAGAATATAAATATCCTTATAAATTTATATGGGAATTTTTAGTAGAGAACCAAGAAAGTAAAGAAGACTGGTTAAATTTACTTAAACCTTTAAAGGAGTCTTGGCTTAAATTTAAGGTAAGTGTATTAAAAAATAGTACAGTAAACTTAAATATAGATAAGTATGTTAATAAAAAATTCTGTGGTTTTACAGCAGCTAAGTGTTTTATAAATAGAATTAAATATTTACAAGATACAGCAAAAAAGAAAGAGTTTGATTACATGATAACTCTGGATTTAGACCTATTATTTATTAAAAATATATCCCCCCTTATAAAAGACTTTATAGATAGTAATGCTATTTATGGAGGTAGGCAGGAACCTTTAGGTAAAGTCTATAATCAACAAAGACTTGTATATATTAATTTAGGTATCGGTTTTATTAATTTAAAACGATTTCCTTTAAATATATGGGAAGAATTTATTAATAAATCACATGGAGCAGAAGATTATTTTGTTGTTCATGACCAGTCTGCCTTATGTCACTTAATAAAGGATAAAGATAAATGGATACATAATGATTTACAGTTAGTGGTACATGCTTTATGGCATCCTGCTTTTAGAGCTAAAAGAAACTACTATGTTATTCACTTTACTCCGGGATACTTATTCTTTAATAAAATTAAAGATATAAAGTATTGTACTGATATACGCAACACAGTAGTACTTAAATACTTTTATTTATACTATAAACACTATCTTAAATATAAAGACCATATATCTAAGCAGACTCAAGAAATAATAGAACATAATAATAAAGTAATTACTTTATTTAATAGGATGCCTCATATACAGAGTATGTATGATAAATACCTTATTTAATTAACCACTTATTCGCTGAATTTCCTTTAGTATTGTGGCTTTATCTATTAAAGGAATACCAAAGCCTTTAAAGTTATAACATATGTTACTTTGGTAACTATCTTTAACATTCCATAAAGCTTTAACTTCTGATGTTTTAATAGGTACAGAAGCCAGCATAGCTTTATGGATACCATTATCAATACAATGTTGTATATCCTGCTCTAAATGTCTGATAGGATATAACTGATAAGTACCGCCATTATAGAAATTAAAGTTACCGTGTATAAAATCATATACCATTCCTTTTCTAGCTTTAGAACCAAAAGTCATACCTAGATACATAATATATAAAGAAGTATGTTTAATTCTACATACTTCTTCCATTAAATTATTAAAGTATTGTCTATTACGACCATAATCAGTAGTAGGGTTAAGAGTATCATTAGAAGAAATAATTATCATTGTCTTAATACTCCTAAAATATTTAATGATATTCCTAACTAATGACAAACACTTATCTAAATCGTTAAGTGGTTCTCTATTAGCTAAATATTTAACACCAGAAGGCGCAGCTATAACCAATTTATCTACATCTATTGGTTCTGAAATATCTTGCCAATTTTTACTATTTAGTTTTAAATTAAACTGGTCTTGGTTCAGAGAAGAACCAATAAAACCAGTATATCCAATTAACACGTTCATTTGAGGTATCCTATGATTAATGGTAATCCTACATCTACTGATGAAGCTAGAGAGCTAGCTTCTCATAATAAAGTAGAACATAAAGCAGACCCAATCCCTAATAAGCAACCTACTACTACAGACGAAGCTAGAGAGTTTGCTCGTATTGCTAGAGACCATGCTCGTCCTAATGATAAGCCATCTGTAGAAAAGCCTCCTAAGCATATTACTAATACTGATGAGGTTAGAGAGGCATCTAGAATTAAGTAACTTAAAAAGGCTCTTCGGAGCCTTTTAAATATTATTTAAGTCCTTTAATATACTAAATACATTAGGTAGCTTACCTGCAAATACTGTATAAATATTTTTATCTACTTGAGTAAATAAAGCCTGTCTGGTATTAGTAGATAAGAATTTAGTAAATTCCTTTCTATCTCTATAATACATATTTACTTCAGGTATGTAATGATGAACCAACTGTAATACTCTATCCCATTCTGTCTCTATAGCTGAATTATCATAATAAACATTAGTAGCTATAAGAGACTTAGTTATATCTTTCCTTGGTTCTCTATGTATCATAGTATTCCAATATGAACCATCTACTACTGCATGTACATCATTAGGTAGATTATCTTCAAAATAGTAGATATGTTGTTTAACTGCCTTCATATCTAATAGTTCATATCCACTACTATTTAATATAGGATTAATACCACCGTAAGCACAAACAATAACTTTATCAAAATGATATGTACCATGGTCTGAACATACATCTATACCTGTAGATAGGTTCTTTAATTTATAGACATGAGCACATTCAGGAGCTTCATTTAATGTATTAAGTAAATGGTCTAATAAGCCTTGAATATCTATAGAGTATTCCTTAGCTTTAAACACTCCTTGTACATTAGCTGTATTTACATAATCTAATTTACATGGTTTAACTCTAAGTTTGTTTTCTTTGGCTAATTTTTTAAATGAGTCAAAGGATACATTAGAGTTTTTATCTACTAAGTAGTAGCTATTAAAATCCTTAATAATAAAGTCTCTATACCATTTATAAAAAGTAGCTCCGTTATTAATACAGCATTTTAAATCTGATAATGACCTAGAATAGAACATACCATTATGCAGTCTAGCTTGACAGGCTTGAGATGCTTTAGGTTGATTAGCATCTAATACTCTTACATAATAACCTTTACGGGTTAAATAACTGGCTATAAATAAGCCATAAAAACCACCACCAATAATACCAACTCTAATCATAATTCTATTGTTACCCTCTTTAATTTATTTAAGTAAGGTATGTATTTTATCAATAAATTAGGTGTTACATGACAATTAACTACATCACCTTTAATAAGTAATGGAGATTCACCTATAGCTTCTAAGCAAGGTAAACATACATGAGCTTTTAAAGGATTGTATTTATTAATATCCGCAACACAGCTAATACCTGTATTAGCTATTGGTTCAAATAGTAGTTCTTTATGGTATCTGTGAGCTATAGATTGTAGTTCAGTATAAGTAGTTTCTTGTTCTATAGCTGGTCTATATCTACCTGAACCAAGCATAAGATACTTAACATCACATTCATTGGCTAGCTCACATGCTTCCATTACTTGGTCTTCAAAATCATGGTCTTTATAAAATAAAGAACCAATACAATACATCTTAAATTGCTTAGCTATAGCTTTACAATTAGGTTTATTAACTCCTTCTATAAATGAAAAGTTAATATAATTATGTAAGTTATATAGACGTTTAAACACAAGACGAGTATTGTCATCCCATAACTTAGTTGTAGTAATGCCTATTTTCATATTAAAAATGCTCATAGATTAAAATTAAAAGCTAAGGTGATAAATTACCTTAGCCTGATAGTAATGTCTCTGTATGATGAGATTTAGTAGGTTCCTGACGATATATATTAAATAGTTTTGCTAACTTTTATTTGTTTTCAGTACCATGAGAAGCTTTAATACCTTTAAAGTTTTCTTCAATATGTTTATGAAATATACTTTCAATGTCATGCACCTGTTCTTTTGTGATAACCTGTTTAGTTACACAATCTAGCATTGAAGAGTTCATCATATTTGATAGCTTTAATGCAATATCATCATTAGCTGTATAGACACTAGCTAACGTTATTAATGCAAATATAAATCCTAAAATTCCTCCAATAAACACACTAATAATATTATCCATTATTCCTCCTAATTTATTTATTATTTCTGACTATTTAAAATCAGTATGTATATGTAACTCATTATTACTAGCATATACTTTAGTTACAGTATAATTTAATATAGCGTTAATCTCTCTACGTCTTAATAAAGTACTGGTAGAACCACGCCCAATAATATCATCAGAAAACCAAACATAAATATATTGGTCTTTATCTAATACAGGAATTAAATTACTTAAGGTCATAGTTAAAAGCCTCATGTTTTAAGTAAGGTCTGAAGTTTACACACTTACATTCTTCAGTATGTTCAAATGAACAAGAATTTTTAGAACGATAATAATCTAATGCACCTATAATAAATAATATTAAAAAACAGATTATTACAGTAATAATACATGTAAGAAATAAGTGGAATAATGCTTTATCTTGGTTCATTAATAGACCTCTTTATATGGTGTACCAATAATAAACTCTTCCTTCATATTATGAAGTTCATTTAGTAGCTCTACATTACTTGCTCTATCTTGAATTAAATCTCGTATGTTTTGCTCTAAAATAGTTAGTAATTTAATTACTTCATCATGAGTATAAGATTTCTGATTATAATACATTTACTTTCCTTATAATTAGGAGGTTTATATGCTTGATAGAAACACTCCTGCTAAATTTATATCCTTCATATATGAAACCTTTACTGTAAGATTTCATATACATTCTGAAGACAGTTCTATATGGGTAGTTGGTAAAGATTTATGTAATATCCTACATAAAACTAATCCTAGTTATCTTATCAGATACTTACCTAAAGAAGCTGTCATTAAACATAAAATAAATACTTTGAAAGGTTCTCAAAGTATATTATGGTTTAAGGTAGATAACCTTAGATATATTAAACATAACTTATATTTAAAGAATTTTATTTATTAGTTAGATACTCAAATTAAACATAAGTTATCTACCACAACAGAAAGCTTAGTATCCCTTAAGGAACCAATCTTAGTAGAGAAGAAAGACTTAGAGTCATTACTTAAGATAGTTAAGAATCTTACTCAACAATTAGACTTTTAGAATATTATCTTAATACCTTAATAACCCATATGCTTTTAATTGTAAGTAATAATGCTTACTTTAATCTAAAGGTGATTATTATGGGTGATTATGCTAGTAAAGGCTTAGCCAACGGTGTTGGTATTCCTGCTTTAGTTCTTGGTTCTCTTGGCTTCCTTGGTTCAGGTGGATTAGGTGGTCTAGGAGGTTTATTTGGTAATAATTCTGCTGCTATGGCTTCTATGGCTGGCAATGCTGCTGTTGCAACATTGGCTGAGAAAGACGCTCAGATAGGTCAGTTAAAAGCTGAGAAATATACTAATGATGAGGTAGCTAAAACTTATATAGCTTTACACTCTGAAATTGGTAAAGTCAGTGATAGGCTTAATGACTATGCTCTAGCTAATGAGCGTAGATTTGGTGGTTTGGAAGGTCAGGTATCTGCTCTAGCTCAAGCTACTAATTCTGCTATTGCTGGTATTAATAATACTTTAGGTGGTATTACTAAGACTATTGTACCTAAAGAAGCTATCTGTCCTGAGTATATGAATAGATATAATTCATGGACAGCTCCTACTACTCCAGCAGCTTAGTAGAGGTAAATTATGCAGATTACTACAGAACAATTTACTCAAGCAGTTGAGAAATGGATTGATAATGATTTAGCTAATAAAGGCTCAGTATGGCAAAAAGGTTTATTAGTATTTTTAGTGAACCAAGGCAGACCTAAGCTAGAACAGCTATTAAATTCAATGCAGATAGTAGCAGACAGTCAAGGTAAGTTTGATGTAGATAATCTGCATAAGAATATGAAATTAGCTTTAAATAAAATGGGTGATAGAGCAACTATTCCGCTTATTAATTACACGTTTGATGAAGTTGATTTAGATAAAATATTTGGGTATTTAGGGGAAAGCTATGGACAGAGTAATTAGAGATGTAGGCATGGCTAATGCTAAGGTTACTTTTGATGAAGCTGAGCATATGGCTATTGCTACTATAGATTGGATTTATAGAGATATAGAAGACCAGTCACATGCAACATGTGAAGAAATACATACTGTAAAGAAGTGTTTACAGGTATTGAAGTTGGTTCATGAATTAAAACTAGAACATAAAATGTAATATAATAGGGTAGCTAAATCGCTACCCTATTTGCTTTCTTACTTACTAGGAGATTGTTATGAAAATGTCATTTGGTAATGCCATTGAGTTTATCAGAGAACATCCTCAATTTAAGCTACAATCAAAAGATTGGGAAGCTTGGGAATATATTACTTGGGAATGGTCCTCGGATAAAGTCAATGCCGTTACTACTAGATTACTTAAACATGATGATGATAAAGTGTCTGAATGGACACCCACAACAAAAGATTTAGTGAATACTGAGTGGAATATATTTACATAAAATAAAGCCCCTATATGGGGCTTATTTACTACTTACCAGTAGAACCAAATCCCTTGGTTCCTCTATCTGATTTACTTAGTTCATTATCAAACTGTTCAGTAGTAAAAGATACTAAAGGTAGAATTACTAACTGAGCAATTCTATCTCCTTTATGAATCTTATGGCACCAAGCCTTCATATTTACTTTAACTTCACCTCTATACCCAGAATCAACAGTACCATAGGCTACAGTTACACCTTTAGCGCTTAATCCAGAACGAGGACGAATATCACCTACACAGCCCTTAGGAATTTCCATAGCTATACCTGTCTTAATTAAAGCAGGTTTATTAAAGACAAGCCATGTATCCTCTACAGCATATAAATCATATCCTGCATCTGTAGGATGGGCTTTAGTAGGTATAACAGCGGCAATATGAAGAACTTTAAATTTTAAAATTTTCTTATTCATTTTTTCCTCAGAAATATAATATTTTGATTTGAACTACCAGCATATTGTACTGGTTTTAAAGAGTGAATATAAGGACCATCTATAAGAACATCTATATATTTTAATATAGGATTATCTTTAACTTGTTGGTGTATTCTACCTGTCCATATCCATATAGACTTAGAAGTAGAAGCTCTAACAGCTTTAACTAATGATAATACTGTATCTTGGTTCTTTGGTTCTAGTGGGTCACCACCTAGAATACTTAAACCGTTAATATAAGGTTCTTGTAATGTTTTAATAATATCCTCCTGTATTTTATCTGTAAAAGGTTTACCTGCATTAAAATCCCAAGATTCTTTATTAAAACAATCCTGACAATGAATAGTACAACCACTTACAAATAATGATACTCTGATACCGGGTCCATTAGCAGTATCATACTTGTTTAATCCTAGATAGTTCACATTGATTTCCTTTGTTTAATCTCATCTAGTTTTGCATCATTCATACGAGTATGACCATTAATATTAGAATAGCCAAGATAACCACAAACCCTACTAATAGTTGTAATGTTATGACTGCCGCAACTAGGGCAAGTTTTACCACCATTAGTAAAAGAAGTACCACAATCATTGCAATGACAAGAATCAAAATTTACTCCTTGATAAAAACCTAATGACATGCCTCTTTCTATGATAGCTTTGGTAGCCTCTAAGTTTTCAGGATTATCTAAGCGTACATACTGAATATGTCCTCCAGCTACTTTATGAAAAGCTGCTGCTTCGGTATCCTGTTTTTCAATAGGAGTAATATCTTCAGATACATGACAATGGAAGCTATTACTAAAGAAAGAGCCAAATTGATTATCTCCTGTGTATTCTCTATATTGAGTAGCTTGAGTACCACATAGAGACTCTGCAGGAGTACCATATAAAGCATATAAATGGTGGTCCTGTTCCTTATATTTATCTAGTTTAGCTAAGATAAAATCAATTACTTTATTAGCAAAGATTGATTTATCTTCATATAAAGATTTACCACACCACAACACAGTTGCTTCATTTAATGCAGTAATACCAAAAGAAGCAGTCATATAATCTACTAAGTCACCTACCTCTTCATCAGGTTGTCTATAACCGTTATAGAATCCTCCTTGTGTAAAAGCTAGAGGATTTGTACTTGCCTTAGTATGTCTGATAATTTCATAACGTTTACATAGAAATTCTCTAATAACCTGTAATCTATCAGATAGTAGATTCCAGAATGATTCTTTCCAGTTAGTACTAAATTCTTTTTTAGCTACTGCAATAATTAATGGGATATTAAGCGATACTGCACCTATATTACATCTACCTACTGTAACTACTTTATTAGTCTTTGGGTCCACCCAATGACTTAAGTAGGCACGACAGCCCATAGGACTAATAATCTTGTTATATAAGTGATATTCCATACCTACTTGGTTCTGTTCTATATTACCTGTAAGGCTTAAATAATCAGGATACATACACTTAGAACTACACTTAACAGCTTCATTAAATAATTCTGAAGCATAATCATCATGGTCTATTAAATTTTTATCATATAAGAATACTAACTTAGGAAATACTACTGGTACCCCATCATATCCTTTTTGTCTTACTTTAAGGATTACTGAACCAATCATATTTAACCAATATTTATTATCTGTTGGTTCATTAATATTCCATTGACCAAAGGTAATAGTAGTAAATGCAAAGTCACCTCTGCTAGAAGGTACAGTATTTAATTTTAATTCTAAAGCTTGGAAACCTTGTTCCAGTTCTCTGATGGTAGAAGCTTTAGCTTTTTCAGTATTATTATCATAATCAATTAAATAACGGTCATAAGACTTTATCACATAAGGAAGTAATACCTTATCTAATTCAGGAAGAGTAAATCCACCAAACTGCTGAGCAGTAGCTACCAAAGTAATATCACCTATTACTTGTAGTGCTGATAATACTGTTTTTGGTTCTGTATAATGTATTCCTGACATTTTAAAGCCACCCTTTAAAACGTTACCTATATCAAATAAACAACAATTTACTGAACCAAAAATCATATCCCTGAGGTCATGGATATAAATATCTCCTCGTTTAGTAAGGAATTTTTCTGTTTTAGAAAGATAGAATTGTTTATATAATTCTTTTGTTAGAGCACCTTTTACAAGTGAGCCCTTTGTGGATACTAAAGAACTATCAAAATTAGCATTTTCCCTATCACCTAAAAAGATAATTTGGTCTGCATCTTCTTTAAGTTGCTCCCATGATTTAGCATAGGTATTCTTATAGTCTCGGTATTCCTGATAAGCACTAGCTATTAAATTAAAATTATGATGAACCAACTGACTGATAACTATTTCATGTAATTTAGCAGAGGAAATACAATTATCTTTAAGATATTTACCTGCTACTTTTTTACAAGCATTAGCTATAGTAATAGCTTGATTATGAGTAATAGAACAATCAACTCTAGATGCTGCTTTATTAATAGCAGTTACTATTTTTTCATTGTTCCACTCATTAATACATTCTGATTTATTAATTACTTTCATTTATTAAAGGTCTCCAATAAAAATAAAAAGGACATTCAGTTTAATACTTTTAGGATAAAAAATGATTATATTTGATATTATTTTTTGCTCTTGTGCTGGGTGCCTAATTAGATACATAAATTTATATAAATTAAGGCATACTCTAAACTTTGTTTATTTGGTTCTTGATATGTTAGTAGCTGCTTTTATAGGGTATCTATTTTCTAAGCTATATGAAGATATACATATGTCTTACAACGTAGCCCTAGTTACAGCTACTCTGTTAGGAAATGCTGGTTCAAGAGCTTTATATATACTAAAACGAATGATTAATCGTTCAGTTCAATTTACATTATTTGATGAGGATACTAGAAATGACAGCACGAGGAATAAGAAATCATAATCCGGGTAATATTAGATTAGGCACTAGGTGGAGAGGTTTAGCTGATAAGCAAACTGACCCATCATTTTGTGTGTTTAAATCTAATACCTATGGCTGCAGAGCTTTACTTAAGTTATTAAAAACTTATGTAATTAGATATAAATGTAATACTATTACAAAGATTATATCTAGATGGGCACCTAACCATGAGAATAATACAAGTGCTTACATTCTTTATGTAGCAAATAAAGTTAATAAGGGCACAACAGAACCTTTATCTTTTAATAAAGCTTTATATATTAAAATAGCTAAAGCTATTGCTTATCAAGAGAATGGTACAGATGCTAAGATTATTTCTGAGCAGGTATGGGAAGATGCCTATGCTCTCATCTAAATATACTATTATTGGTTCTATAATGTTATGTGTTGTATGTACTTGGTTTGGTTATTACCAAGGTTCTAAGCACATACAAACATTATGGAACCAAGATAAATTAGAACAGGCTCAGTATATTAATAGACTTCAACAAAATTATCTTAATAAAGAATCTGTATATATTACTGAGCTTAATAATATTAAGGATACTTATGCAAAAGCTAAAGATGAATATGCTAAGAAGCTTAATGCTATTAAGTCTTCTTATTCTATGCAGTTGCAGCAGTCAGAACAAAGAGCTTCGGTATATAAACGTGAAGCCCTCAGTACAGATGGATGCACTAACCTTGCAGAATATGCAGGTAGACTCGACAGAAGTCTTACAGAAGGCAGAGATGTGGTTAAACAGCTCAGAGAGCTTGTTAAACTCAGAGATGCTCAAATACAACAAATAGGTAATGCCTATAAAGCTGAACATACTTTAATGGAATAAATATGCAAGATAATAGTCAATTACAACCTAAAAAGCTTACTTCATGGAAGAATGAGCCAACTATAGAAATATTAAAGAGAGACTTTGAAGCATCTAAGCAGACTCATATAGTACAAGCTAATAAGGTTATTCGATGGAATGATATTAGAAATGTTACAGGTAAGAGTAAACCGGTAAAGATTAAAGGTAGGTCTAGTATTCAGCCTAAGTTAGTAAGAAGACAGGCTGAATGGAGATATCCTGCTTTATCTGAACCATTCCTTAATTCTGAGAAAATATTTCAGGTTAATCCTAGAACCTTTGAAGATTTAGATGCTGCTAAGCAGAATGAGATACTACTTAATTATCAATTTGATGTAAAACTTAATAAAGTTAAGTTTATTGATGATTATGTTAGAACAGTAGTAGATGAAGGTTCTTGTATTGTACAGGTAGGATGGGAACGTCTTACTACTAAAGAAAAGCAGATAGTACCTGTATATAGTTACTATCCTGCTGAAGATGAAGAAGCATTAGCTATTCTTAATCAGGCTTTAGAGTTAAAACAAAAGAATCCTAGAGAATATAATGAGAATATTGATGAAGCTATTAAAGCTTCTATTGACTATTCACAACAGAATGGTGGCGAACCTGTATTAGCTCATCAAGTTGGAGAACAGGAAGTATTAGTAGATAAAGTAATAGAAAATAGACCTACTGTAGAAATACTTAATACTTTAAATGTTTATGTAGACCCTACTTGTAATGGTGATTTAGATAAAGCTCTATTTATTATTAAAAGCTTTGAAACTAATCAAGCAGAATGTAAGAAAGCAGGTATCTATAAAAACTTAGATAAAGTTAATTGGGCAGGTAATAATCCTAATTCAGATGGTGACCATTATACCAGTGCTGATGAAAACTTTAATGAAGACTTAATACGTAAAAAGGTAGTAGCTTATGAATATTGGGGCTTCTATGATATTAATGGTACTGGTTCATTAACACCTATTGTAGCTACTTGGATTGGTTCAGTAATGATAAGAATGGAAGAAAACCCATTCCCAGATGGTAAATTACCCTTTGTAATAGTCCAGTATCTACCTGTTAGAAATTCTGTATATGGTGAGCCAGATTGTGAATTACTAGAAGAAAATCAACAGATTATGGGTGCTATTACCCGTGGTTTAGTTGATATTCTAGGTAGGTCTGCTAATGCTCAACAAGGCTTTGCTAAAGGTATGTTAGACCCTTTAAATAAGCGTAGATTTGAAAATGGTGAGGATTATGAATTTAATCCTAATCTATCTCCACAGACAGGATATATCGAGCATACATTCAATGAATTACCTCAGTCAGTATTAGCTTATGTACAGATGCTTAATGCCGATGCAGAAGCTTTAACAGGTGTTAAATCATTCTCAGGTGGTATGTCAGGCGATGCCTATGGTCAAGTAGCTGCTGGTATTCAAGGAGCCATAGATGCTGCTACTAAACGTGAAACAGCTATACTTAGAAGATTAGCTTATGGTGTATCTGAAATAGGTAATAAGATTATAGCTATGAATGCTGTATTCTTATCTGAAGAAGAAGTAATTAGAGTTACTAATAAGCAGTTTATTACTATTAAACGTGAAGATATTAAAGGTAACTTCGACCTTAAAGTAGATATTAATACTGCTGAAGTAGACCAAGCTAAAGCACAAGATTTAGGTTTTATGCTTCAGACTCTAGGTCCTAATATGGACCCAATGATTACTATGAAGATTCTAGCTGAAATAGCAGACTTAAAGCGTATGCCTACTTTAGCTGAAGAATTACGTAATTATCAGCCTCAACCTGACCCTATAGAAGAAGCTAAGAGACAGCTTGAGGTAGAGGAAGAAAAAGCTAAGATTAACTTTATTACTCAACGTGCTAATAAACTTATTGCTGATACTAATAAGGTTAATGTTGAAACTAATCAGATTGCTTCTGGTGCTCAACAGTCCTTTGAGCTTGCTAAACAGGCTGCACAAGCTAGAGCTAATCAGAACCTTGAGATTACTAAGGCATTGGTTAAGAATCGTAAGCCTGATGAAATACAAGGTGATATTGATGCAGGTATTGGCTATAACGTTATGACAGATAATGATAGTGCAAGAAAAGAGTTTAATAATAGGTTACAATATGGTGACCAAGCTACAAGACCGGTCAAACCTTTTGAAACTAATGAAAAACTCATGGACCCAATGGCATGACAAATAGTGAGATAGAAGAATTTAAAAGACAGTGTGATAAGGCAATCCAGCTAGGGGTTGCCTTAGAACGTTTAGAATCTAATGAAGATTTTAAATTAATTATTAATCAAGGTTTTTGTAAAGATTTTGCTCTAAAGTATTTAGAGCAAAGTACTAGGGTTAATCAAGATAAAGATAGTAAAGCTAATGCTTTATTCTTTGCTAGATGCCCTAGTATATTAAAGCTTTACCTAGAAAGTATTAAAGGTAGAGCTGATACTGCCCAACAGCAGTTAATTGATATTGATAATTTAAACGAGGAAGATAACTAATGGCTGATATTTTTAATGCTACAGATGATGAAATTATGCAGATGTCTGAAGAAGATTTACATAAGGCTGAAGCTGAAGTAGAGGCTCAGACTAAAAAAGAACCTTCAACTGAACCAACTGATAATACTCCAGCTGAATCAAATGAGCCAAGTTCTACAGAGTCTGAGGAGTCAACAAAGACTGAAGATAATAAAGAATCTACAGAAAATGTTGACAATAAAGAAAAATTAAATAATATTGAGAATAATACAGAAACCCCTCAAGAAATTGACTATAAAGGTTTCTATGATAAGGTTATGGCTCCTATTAAAGCCAATGGTCATACTATTCAGCTAAAGAACCAAGATGAAGTTATTAAACTAATTCAACAGGGTGCTAACTATACTAAGAAGATGCAGGAACTTGCACCTTACCGTAAGTTAAATTACATGTTGAAAGATAATGACTTAATGGATGCTGAAAAGCTATCCCTCTTAATTGACTTAAATAAAGGTAATCCTGAAGCTATTAAGAAGTTCCTAAAGGACCATAATATTGACCCTTTAGACATTGATACTGATTCAGAGATTAAATACCAAGCTGGTTCTAATATTGTTTCTGATAAAGAAGTAGCCTTTAGAGAAGCATATTTAGGGTTGAATGCCACTGAAGAGGGTAAGAAACTTTTAGATACTTTTAATTCTTATGATGATAAATCTAAAGGTACATTAGTAGACCATCCTGAATTAATGAATGATTTGTTTAAACAAAAACAAGCAGGCTTATATGATGCTATTACTGCTGAGATAGACCGCCAAAAGACTTTGGGTACATTAGACCCTAATCTTTCTTTCTTAGAAGCTTATAACATTATTGGTCACCAAATAGTTAAACAAACACCTTCTAATCAGAACAATCAACCATTAGCTACTCAACCTCGTATGCCTAAGTCTTCATATGATAATAATGCAAGAGCTAAGGCAGCTGCTCCTACAAGAGCAAATACAAAATCAACAGATACTACCCCAAATTGGCTCTCCATGAGTGATGAAGAATTTGAGAAGAAATTTGGTGGTATTTATTAAAGGAACTAAATTATGGCAGTAAGTGATTTTTCAGGTTTACAGTATAAAAACCCAGATACTACAGCAGCATCTATTGACTATAACGGTGGTACTGAATCTACTAAACAGATGAATACCTTCTTCTGGTTAAAGAAGGCTATTATTGATGCTCGCAGACAGCAGGTATTTATGCAGTTGGCATCTACTATTGATATGCCTAAGCATTTTGGTAAGCGTATTAAGGTTTATCAGTATGTACCTCTGTTAGATGACCGAAACAAGAACGACCAAGGCTTAGATGCTAAGGGTGCTCATTATGATAATGGTAACTTATATGGTTCATCTAAGGATATTGGTACCATTACATCTAAGTTACCTGTATTAGGTGAGAATGGTGGTAGAGTAAACCGTGTAGGTTTCACCCGTTTAGCTCGTGAAGGCTCTATTGCTAAGTTTGGTTGGTTCTATGAGTTCTCTCGTGATGCTTTAAACTTCGATTCTGATGCTGAGTTACAGTCACACTTAGCTAGAGAGCTTATGAATGGTGCTTCAGAGCTTACAGAGGATATGTTACAGAAGGACCTGTTAAATGCAGCAGGTGTTGTTCTATATCCGGGTAAGGGTGCTGTATCAGAGGATTCAGCAGTAACAGGTGAAGGTGCTACACCTACATTAGTAGACTATAAGTCACTAATGCAGTTAGACCAGATTTTAACTGATAATCGTTGTCCTCGTGATACTAAGATTATTACAGGTACTCGTCTAACAGATACTAAGACCATCCCAGCAGCTCGTATTGCTTATGTTGGTTCAGAGTTAGTACCTACTTTAAAGGCTATGAAGGATTTATTTGGTAATCCTGCCTTTGTAGAGGTACAGAAGTATGCAGCAGGTACTACTGTATTAAATGGTGAGATTGGTTCTATTGACCACTTCAGATTTGTACAGGTACCTGAGATGCAGCACTGGGCAGGTGCAGGTGCTGCTGTAACTACTAATCCGGGCTATCGTGAGACTGGTGGTAAGTATGATATTTACCCTGTCTTAGTAGTAGGTTCAGACTCATTCTCTACTATTGGTTTCCAGACTGATGGTAAGACTGTTAAGTTTGATGTTACAACTAAGATGCCGGGTCGTGAGACAGCTGACCGTAATGACCCTTATGGTGAGACTGGTTTCTCATCTATGAAGTTCTGGTATGGTACTTTAATTAAGAGACCTGAGCGTATCGCAGTTATTAAGACTGTAGCAGCAGACTAATTTAATGTGATAATATTAAACCCGTGAAATCCACGGGTTTATTTATTTATGGAGACTATAAATGGAAGAATTAACTTTAGATGAATTAAAGAACCAAGCTAAAGAATTAGGTATTAAGTATTCACCTAATATTGGTGCAGAAGCTTTACAGAAGAAAATTGCTGAAGCATCTGCAGAACCAGTACAGGAATCTCATGAAGAAGTACCTACAGTAAATAATGATATTCCTACAGATGACCCTGTATTACAGCAGGCTCGTATTCGTAAGCATGGTAGAGAGGAAGCTCTAAAGCTAGTACGTTGTAGAATTGCTAATAATGACCCTAATAAGAGAGATTTAATGGGTGATTATTATACTGTAGCTAACTCTGTTATTGGTAAAGTAACTAAATATGTTCCATTCAGAGGTAAAGCTGCTGAATCATGGCATATTCCTATGTGTATTTATAACTTCTTAAAGAGTAAGAAGTATGTAAATATTGGTGGTATTTCTAATGATAAAGATGATTTATCAAATGTAGATAGAGCACAAGAGCTACCAGAGTTTAATATTGAAATCTTACCTCCACTAACACAGTCACAGTTAGATGAGCTTGCTAAAGAACAAGCAGCGGGTAATAGAATTGATTAATAACTACCCCCTTATAGGGGGTTTTTAATAAGAGGCTCTTATGCAGAAACCTACCTTTACAGATTGGTTCACTGATACTGATAGTACAGATAGTAAGTTATCAGACCAATTATCAGAAAAACTCTATTATAACCTCACTAAATCAGATAACTTTAATTTAGATAATCTACAGATTAATCCTGATGATTTTAAACTTCCTGATGGGTTATTAGATAAGATTATTAACTATAAAGTGTCTGCTACTCTTGAAGAAGTAACTACTAAAGACCCTGATGGTACAGGTGCTTTTGATACCTTTATGACAGCTATCTCTAAGCATTTAGAGAAAGAATTTAGTCAAGGACGTATAGTAGGTGCTGATTATAGTAATGCTTATATAGCAGCTATGCAGATGGCTCTACAGCAAGCCGTAGATTTTGTACTTAAAAAAGACCAAGTATTTATTTCTGTTACTACTGCTCAATTAGCTGCTATTGATGCTGCTATTGGTATTATTAAATCTAAAATAGCTTTAATAACAGCTCAGATTCAAGCTTATATTGCACAAACACAATATGCAGGTGAGAAGCTTAAATTATCTAATCTACATGAGACTTATATTACTTTAATTGCTCAATATAATAAATTATGTGAAGAAGTTAATGTACAGAAGGCTCAAACTTCTGGAACCAGAACAGATAATGCTACTGTTGCTGGTTCTATAGGTGCTCAGATTCAAATGATTAATGAGCAGATTAAACTTGTAAGAGAACAAATAGAATCTGCTAGAGCACAGACATTAGATACTAGAACTGATGGAGCTGTTGTTAAAGGTCAGATAGGTAAGCAGAAAGATGTAGCATCTCAGCAGATTATTGCCTTTAAACAAAAGGCAGGTATTGATGCTGCTAATATTGCATCTAATGCTTGGATTACTTCTAAGGGTATGAATGATGCTGTAGAAGCTCCTACTTCTATGCAAAATGCTGCTCTAAATAATGTAGTAGACCAAGTATATGCTAATGCTGGCTTACCTACTACAGGTAATCATAAGAATAATCTAAATGGTTCTGTACCCGGATAGGAGATAGTTACTATGGCTCATTATGATGTTTTTGCTTTTTCTACAGCAGTAACAGGTATTGATATGTCCACACATCAATATACTTCGTGGACAGGTACTATGGCTACTAATTGGGTAGCTTTAAGTAATGAGACATACTTTAGTGATTATTTCCAACAAGCCTTATTTCAAGGCATGTCTTTTAGATTAAAAACAGGTGTTAGATGGGCAGTAAATTCAGGCTATGCTAATGCTATTGGTTTCTCAGCTGATACCAGTAATGCCTATGCTGGTTCTAAATTAGATATAGGTAAGGCTATACAGTCTTACTTAAATAATCTTACTGGTTCATCTAAAGCAGTTATACATAATTACCAAGTAACCACTAATTCCTTACAAGTAGCCTTAGATGGTTACTTATTTGGAGCATATCATGAGCTGTATTCTAGTAATACTTACACTCAGCATTTTGATGAAGATACCGGTGTAATAACAGTTACTTTTAGTAATAAAGAAAAACTTACCTTGAAAACTACTAAACAAGTATTAACTCAAGGTAGGTTTGCTTATTTATTAGATAACCCTAAATATAAATATAATGAGAAAACAGGAGAGAGTAATGGAGAAGATAAATATAAATTAGAATATTATGTATATGACAAAATAGCTTTATATACTCTTACTACCTATCCTACTAAAGAAAATGAGGATGGTGAGCAAGTTCCAGATACTGATGCAGAACCTTTAGGTGTATTTAACTATGCTTATAATTTAGGAGCAGGAGTTAAAACCCCGGATGGTTATAAACAGATTCAAGCTAATAGTCCAGCTTCAATTACTGTACTTAATATTAATTATTCAGTAGCAGATGATGAGGATAATATTACCTACAGAAATATTAGTTATCCTTTAAATGGTTCTAATAAAGATTTAGATAATATTGTAGCTGTATGGGCTAAATCACAGCTTACCTTTAATATGATACCTGTTCCTTGGGTTCCATTTAAACAAGGCTTGTATTATATAGATAAAAACTCTACTACATATACTAAGTGTTGTCAGTATATAAAACGTTTATTTGGTAAACCTTTATATCCTGAATTATATAAAAATGTGTCTGATACACCAAATCAAATTGAAATGGCTAATGCTTATTTAATGTTTGGTGTTAATCTAAATACAAAGACTCAAGCAGGTAAGAAGTACCTATATATCTTATTTAAGAATATCTATCAACACTTCTTAACAGCTAGAGGATTAACTTCAGAAGATATAGTAAATCAGTGGTATACAGCTAAAGGAGAGCCTACTTGGTATGCTCCTTATGGTTCTATATTTAAGAGTAATAAATTATTTCAATTAAACGGTTATATCTCTTGGTATACCAATAATGGTACTACTGCTAGAGGAATAGTATGGGTAGGTATGGTATCCCTATCTAAAAAAGGTGTAGCTCAATCTGGAGCCAAGAAAGGACAGTATTTCGTAGTACCTTCTGGTATAGAGGATGCACCTACTATTTTAGAGGATGAAGTTATACCTGATGAAGAAGATACTATTCCACATAAGTATTCAGCTACATGTCCCGGAGTAGCCTTTAGATACCAAGATACTAATGAGACATACCAAGAAATACTTGTATTAGGTTTAGCTTTATATAACCCAGTAGGTCACTATGGTATCGGTAATACAAGGTCCACTATTGAAGCTACTTTAGCTAATACAGCTAATAGCTTTAATTATGCTATGCAACATCCTAAAGTGCTTAAAGAAGCGGATACCTCTTATGGTCCCGGTAAAGTTATAGAATATCAACATTATTATGACCCTATGGTCATTCAAACAATGGCATCAGGTGGCTATATCTATGATAATGCTGGCTCTGTTTACTTTGGTCATTCTAATGTATATCAAAATTTAGTATTAAACTTTCAGACTGTTAATAATGTAAAAATAGAATATAAAGCAGAAATAGCAGATGATGACTCAGGTTTTATTATTCCATTTGATTTAACAATGATGCAGAACTTTCCTATGAGTGACTTAAATGATTTAACCACTAGAGGAACCTTTTTAATATCTGAATCATATCATTTTGAACAACCTCACTATAAAGGTTGGAAAAAGTGGCTTGCTATTGTTGTATGGGTTGTAGTTATTAGTATCTTTATTGTTGTTACTATATGCACTATTGGTACTGGTTCAGGTCCTTATGCTGGTTCAGTTTTCCCTGCAGTTGCTGCCTTTGTTGGTGGTGGTGTAGTAGGTATGGTTGTTACAGCTATTTGTAAAATAGTAGTAGCAGCAGTAATTGCTATGCTAGTTAAAGTTATAGCTAAAGCTATATTTGGTAATACATTTATAGGACAAGTATTCCAAATAATTATTACTGTAGTAGTTTGTTATTATACAGGTATGTTTAATGGTATGGAAGCTTGGCAAGCAGGGGCAGAAATAGCTGCTTCTGCTATGGGTCAAATAGCTAATTACTTTAATGAACAAACAAAAGCTTTAACTGCTGAAACCAATGCTTTTAATTCTATGGCAGAAACAAACCATGATTATTATAATAAGAAAATGAAAGATTTAAGTTCCATGTATCAAGACTTATATGGACAAACTTCTAACATTGATATTAAAAACTTAGTACAGACTATCACCTCAAGACAAACTAATCCAATCTATGATGGTATTGTTAATGGTTCTAAATGGAATAATACCTTACTAAGTTATACAGATAACTCTACTGAAATCCTTACCTCAGAACTTATTAACTTAGATAAATATATAGATACGGATTTATTAGTAGATTTAACAACAACTAATTCATAGGTGATTTATGTTTTATAACAGTTTAACAGATAACTCTTTAGTTAGTGGTATATCTGATTTAGGTAATTGGATAGGAGGTAGTTTATTTGGTACTACTCCTGCCACTACAGATATAAATAATTATATGACAGGACCTTTTACAGGAGGTACTTCATATAATGAAGCTATTAATAATGGTTTTGGTAAACCTAATGCTACTCCTGTAGTTGGTAACTGGAATAACCAAAATAACTTGGGTGGTATTAGTAATACTACTGATGGCTTAGGTTTAAATGCAGGAACTTTTAAAACAGGTCTAGATTTAGTACAGGGTATTGGTTCATTATTTGGTGCTTGGAGCCAAAATAAATTAGCTAAGCAGGCATTAAATCAAGCTAAAAATCAGTTCTATTATAATATGGCACAAGATGCTAAGAACTTTAATGCTGCTGCTAAGACATATAATAATGACTTGGCTCAGAAGTATGAGACAGCTGCTGTACAGAATACAGGCAATAGTCATGCTTATGATGATAAGATTGCTGATAGACGTGTTACAGGCTAGGAGGTAATATGGCAGGATTTTTACCTATGTGGTCACCTATAAATTCTAATATAGGTGATGGTTCTAATTTATGGGATACAGCTATAAAGAGTCAAGCTAGAGCATCTGATATGCTTAATGCTGCTGTAGATACTATTAGAACCAATCAACAAAATAGTGCTAATGCAGCCTTATTACAGGCTTATCAAAAGGCTTTAGCCGATGGTGCTACACCTGATGAAGCTAGAGCTAGTGCAGCAGCTGCTGCTAATCCTTTTGTTACTGCTGATACCTTAAGCAACATGTTTCAAAATTCTAGAAATGATGTGTATTCTAATATTCAGAAAGCACAGGAAGATAGAACAGCTAAGGATTGGCAAGGTCAGAATGAAGCAGCAAGACAGTCTAATTTAGTTAATACTATGTATCTAAAGAGAGACCAAAAAGGTTATAACCAAGCTTTAGATAATGCTAATGCTGTTTTATCTGATATAGCTCTAAAGTATTTTAAAGCTCCTGATTTAACTACTACTTTATTAAAAGATGAACAAACTAAAGCTCAAGCTGATGATGCTAGAGCAAGCGCAGAAAATTCTAGAGCACAAGCAGCTAGAAGCAGAGCACAAGCTGCATTAGATATGAGTAATTTATATGAACAAAAAATACTTGATGCTTATTATGCAGAAAAAGCAACACTTGGTTTAGATAGGGAACCAGATGAAGAAATTAGAGCAGATAAAATAGCTCGTTTAAATAAAAAATATGAACAAGCATATCCGGGTTTTATGCAAATAGCAAATAGACATGGTAAGCAGGATATTTTAGCTAACACTGCAACATCTGTTTATAATACTAATTTAGCTACTAATATTACTAAAGACCCTACTATAAGACAGAATATAAAAAAAGATAATGAGGACCTTATACAGAAACAAGATGAAGCTTTAAATGCTAATAAAACTTATGATGAAAAAATTAAATTTTATAAAGCACAAGGTTTATCTAATAATGAAGCAAAATTCAGAGCTTCTAAAGAAACTTTAATAAGTTTAGCTAAACAACAAGGAAACGTTACTTTACAAGAAAATTTACAAAAAGCTAAAGATGTTAATGAAGTTAAAGAAGCATGGAAAAAGGTTTTATTACGTACTGTAGATCCTACTAAAAATTCTGTATTGGGTATAGATACAGGAACTAATAGTTTAAAACAATCTACTTTTCAAACAATAACACCTTATAGAGGTATATCCATTAATGATGATGGTTCTTTAAATGTAGATAAATCAATTAATACTTCTATAGCAGAGCTAACTCAAACACAATTACAAAATCAAAATAATATCAGAGAATTTACTAAAGATTTACAAGGTATTAATAATATATCAGAAGCTATGCTGGATGGAGATGAAAATGTTATTAATAAGTATGCTCCTTTATATGATTCATATGTAACTGCTTTAGATAATAAAGCAAATAATATGATACAAGATGCTTCTATGGGTTCTGTTAATTCTCGTATGGTTACTACTATATTAAATAATACTGATAAATTAAATAATGTAGAAAGTTTACTTGAACTTATAAAGGGAGATAATGTTGACCCATATAGTAATTTTAATGGTAATAAACAAGATACCATTAAATATGCAAAAAAAGCATATACTAAACTATTAAATAGTAAAGATGACTCAGGACATCCTTATACTAAATCTGCTATTTATGGCGCTTTGTATATGGCATTAGCTGACCCTAATAATAAACCTTTAGGTAATAATTGGATTAATAATATTGATAAAACACAGTTAGAAACTTTTGCTAATACCTTTAAAAAATCAGCTACTGTCTATGGTCCACAATTAAAACAGATTGATTCTTTAAAACGTAAATCACAATCAATTCGATATACTCAAATAGGTCAAAAAGCCCTTAGACAAGGAGATGCTGAAACATTCCAAGATTATATTAATAAAGCACGAAGAGCTTATCCAAGATAGGAATTAATTTTAATTATTATTTTGAAATGGTAATATACTTTCAGTATGTTACCATTTTTTATTTGAGGTAGTTATGTCTGATAACTTTAACAATGATTTAGATACTCAATTTGTTAATGATTTTAAAGCTAACCAACAATTAGCTAATATGTCTGATTTAGATAAAGCAGCTTATTTTAATGAAGTAGCTATGCAAAATAGAGGCTTAAACGCTTCTAATTCAGCATTAGATTATGCTTTAGGAGCTGGTTCAGGGTTTGCTAGTGCTGTTGGTTCTATAGGAGAACTTGGTGGTTCTTTTGGTAGAAATCTTATTACTAAACCTTTAGATGCTGTAGCAGAAGGGTTACAAAATTTAAAATCAGATGAAGCTAAAGCTAGACAACGTATTATTGCAAGCAGAGCTAATGAAAGAGAACAATTTAACCAAGCACAGTATAAACAGGATTTAGCTAATGGTAAATCCTCTACACAAGCTAATTTAGCTAAAATAGGTAGAAGTTTTACTAATTTCTTTAGTGTACGCACTGCTGATGATTTAGGTATGGCTACTGCTGAATCCGCTGGTTCCTTAGCTGGTTCATTCGTAGGTGGTGGTTTATTAGGTAAAGCTGTATCTTTAGGAGCCAAAGGTGTTATGGCTGCTAATGCAGCTAAGACTATAGCAGGTAAAGCAGCTACTTATGAAAAAACTATAGCTGAATTATCACAAGTTAAAGCTGAAGCACAGGCTGCTGTTCAAGCAGGTAAAATCAGTATGAATGAAGCTGCTGCTACTATACAAAAAATAGATGCAGATGTAGCTAAATTAAATGCTCAAAAAGAAAGTATTCTTGCAGAACAAGCAGCTTTTACAGAACAAGCAACAACTAAACTACAAGAAAATCAGGCTTGGAAAGAAAGTCTTAATGATAATTCTTTAAATCCATCAGGAGTAGGTTTAACTGATGCTATTCTTAAAGATGAAGCAGAAAGAATAGCTGAATCTAAAAACCTATTAGATACTCGACTTAATTATACTAATCGTAATATTACAACTACAGCTAGTCAGAAACCTATACAAGAAGCTAAGTTTAATTCAGCTAAAAATCGTTTTGATGAAGCAGTATCTAAAGCTAAAGAAGCTAAAGAAGGCATAACAACAGCTGAAAAAAACCTTCATGATTTTAAACTTCAACAACCTAAATTAGAAGATAGACTGAATAAACGAATAGAAACTAAAGCTAATAAAATAGGTGAAGAAACAGGCGGTTTATTAACTAACTTAGCTTATGGTATGCAAGCTGGTTCTGATGCTGTTAAAGATTTAGATTTAGATAATTTAACAGAAGAAGACTTAAATAACTCTCCTAAATATAAAACGTATAAAAAACAATACTTAAATAAAGGTTTATCAGAGCAAGAAGCATCTGATAGAGCTAAGGAAGATTTAAAGTCTTATATTACTAATACTGTTAAATATGGTACAGGTATATGGGAAGCATTAGTATCTAGAGCAATGGGTACTGCTAAGTTAGAAGGTAAAGGTTTACCCGGATTACTTAGAACCAAGCCTATACATATGGCTGCTGATACCTTTAAAGAAACTGCTGAAGAAATTGGTCAAGGTATTGGTGAAAATACAAGTGCACAGTGGGGTAAGAAACAGATTGATGATAATGTTTCTTTAACTGATAACTTAGGTGAGTCTATTGCTGAGAATGCCTTTGGTATTCCAGCTGGTATGGCTGCTACTAAGGCAGGTGCTGTTGGTATTAAAGGAGTAAACAGTACTCGTAAATTAGCTACTTGGGGTGCAGCAGCCAGTGTAGCTGCTGGAAAAGGCATTGGTAAAGTAGCTGATGCTTTTAAGAGTTCACATAATGAAAAAGCTGTTAATAAAGTAGTAAATCCTACAGGTAATGTAGAAAAAGAAAATAAAATATTTAATAAACTAGATGATTCTATTAAAGAAGTATTAAAACGAGATGAAAATACTGATAAGGATATTAAAGATACTTTATCTGATATAGATGATAAAGAGTTACAAGAACAAGTATTAGGTAAAGATACTACTAATCAACATCAACAGTTGTATGCTTTACATGAATCAGTTAAAAAAGATGCTTCTATTTTAAATGCTCAAGATTCTTCAGAAGAAGCTAAAGAAGCAGCTTATCAAAGAATGACTACTAAATTAGCTGCATTACATCATGTTGCTGCATCTTTAAATAATAAAGTTAATCAAAATCCAGATGATAAAAATAAACTATTAAAATATGCTTTTAATCAAAAAGCTAGAGAATTAATAGATGCTTCTCCTGAATATAGGAAACGTGTTATTAATGAAATTAATAATGCACATTTATCTAAAGAAGAAGAGCAAATTGCTAAAGATAATTTAACATTTACAGATTTAGTTATTGATTCTCAAATTGAAGATAATATTAAGAATAATAAAGATATTTCTAATGAAGTAGAAGCACTTAAAAAAGTGGTATCACACATTAGTGATACTCCTTCCTTTGCTAATGACCCAAGAGCAGAAGAAATTAAAGCTAAAGCTAAGATATATGAAACTGTAAATGAAATTCTAAAAAATAATTCAGAGTATATTGAAGCTTGGGTAGATAAGAATAAACAGTATTACTCAGATAATGCTAAAAATGAAGAAGGCAAATCTGAAAAAGATTATATGTTTTCTAAACTAATTGAAGATAAGATGACCATGACAGGTCAACAATTATCTTTAAACGGTTATGTACGTAATACAGCTAAAATCATGTCTTCTAATGCTGATATAGAAGCTAAATCCCGCGGTATAACGAGTAACTTAGCTAATTTATTAAGATTTGTAGAGAATCAAGATAAGAAAGTAGCAGAGATGCAACAAGCAGCTAAAGCTTGGGAAGAAGCGGGTCAAGACCCTGAAAATCCTATACCATTCAATGATGGTAAAAATTATTTTAATCGTAGTACTTATGGTATGTTAGCTAGAAATCTAGCTGAACAGGAATTAATGCACACTACTTATAATAGCTTACAGCAAGTAGCTAGTGCTGTTTTAGGTATTTCTGCTACTAAATTAGAAAATAAAGGTAAGGGTAAAGGTAATAAACCTAACCCAACACCTAAACCTAATGTTACTGGTTCAGGTAATAAAGGTAATAAGAGTATAAAGCATAAGCCTAGAAAGTCTATTTCTAAACAGAATAAAGACAGTATTACTAAAAATATAGAAGCTTTTAGTTCTGGTGGTAGTGAAGGTGCTGTATTAGAAGATAATGATAACAATGAGTATAGTCACGTTCATACAGAAAGTGTACCTATTACCATTTCATATAATGGTACTATTAGACAAATTACTCCTCATAAAAATTGGACAGATTCTAATAGACAAGGTCTTAAAAATTCAACTAATGCCTATACTATTCTTAAATCTATTTTTAACCTATTAGGAGCTAATTTAACTACTCCAGAAAGTAAAAAAGCTTTAAATGAATTAGGCTTACGTTTAAAGTTAGGTAATAATTACATTTATAGATTAAAAGATTTATTCCAATTAGAGGATACTGACCCATTAGCTAATGTGCCTCTATTTTCAGCTAATTATAATTATAATGGTAGTTACTATCAAAAAAATGAAGATAAAAAGGATGAACCAAATCCTATAAATGTACAAAGAGGTTATGAAGCTTTGGCTCTTATTAGAGCTTTAACAGCTAATTCTATAGAAGATACTGAAGTATCAGAACAGTCTAAGCAAGCTTTACGACAAGCTTTAGGTATTAAAGATAATAGAAAAATTAGTTATGCTGTAACAGGTATGCCTCGCCTAGACTTTGGAGGTCGTCAAGATACCGGTGGTTACTTGGCTCAAAGTTTTATGACTATGGGTAAAGCTCTACATAGTGTAGGAGCTAATTTAAGAGCACCTACACAAGCTGGTGCTGCTAGAGCTTTTGCATTAGGACATGAATATTCTGGTGTATATCCATATGCTCCAGTTGATAATGATAAAAATAGCATTGCAGAAGCTAGACAAGCACAAGGTAAAAATTTAGTAATTAAAGATAACCAACATCCTTTAGATTTAGTATTTTTATTTCATAACCCTAAAGATTCAGACCCTACAGCTAAAGCAGCTGTAGAACAACTTACAAATTCAGATAATACAGGTAAAGATGTAAAGGTTATTAATTTATATAATCATCCTGATTTAGCTCATTTAACAGGTGATGAGTTTATTCAAGCTGTTGCAGATATAATAAAAGAACAAACCCATGAAAACGTACAAAATGAACTTACTCCTTTTGATACTTCTAAATTTAACTTTGTAAAAGAATTTTATGAAGGATTAGGAGCTTCAAATACAGAAGATACAGGTGATGGTAACAATGGTAATAAAGGTGATAAAGGTACAGGAGATAATAAGGGACAAGATAAAAATAGTAATAAGGGTAATGGCAAGGATAAAAGTGATAATAAAGGTAATGCAGGATTAACACCTGAACAAAAGCTCCATGATAAGTTATTAGTATTAATTGTAGATAATAGAGATAAAGATTTATCTACATTATCTAATCGAGCTTTAAATACATTAATTAATCAAATTTTAAATTTAACAAATAAAGTATCAGATTTAGATGATAAATCTAATAAAGAACTTAAAGATATAACAGTTAAAGCTTTATATCATTACTTATCTTCAATTAAATCTTTTACAGGTAAATCTAAATCTCAAGCAGAAATTAAAAAGTTCTTAGATGAAACATTAATTCCTCAAATAGTAGGTTTAATTGCTAATGGTAATTTAACTGTTTCTCCTGAAGCATTTGAATTAGTTAAACTATATAAACCTGAAGCTCTTAAATCTAGTGAAGGACAAGCAGCTGAAGATATAGTAGAACAAGATGCTGAAGATGCAGAAGGTCAGTTTTCTAATCCTGAATTAGAAAAAGCTATTCAACAAGCTAAAAAAGAACAAGTAGAAGCTTATACTAAAGATGGTAAACCAGCTCTTTTTGATGGTTTTGAATTAGCAAAGACTCTTAAAGATGCTGCTAATAAAGCTGCTAATAATAAAGATTGGAACCAAGTAAATAAACTTAATAAAGGTAGAGTTACTTTCTTACAATCAGCTAAAGTAGATAATTTAGCAGATATTAAAAGTGATTCTTACAAAACAGTATCTAAGTTAAGAGATAAAGCTAAATCTTTAACTACTGATATACTTAAGGATACCCAAGAAAAGTTTAATAAATTTAATAGTTCTGATAAAACTATTGAAGACCAGTCAAACTTCCTTAACTTTATTGTGTCTCCTATATCTACCTACTTTATTTTCAATAATGATGGTTCAGTAGAATGGGCTAAAGACATTAATGGCAATTCTATAGAAGAATCCTTACAACAAGCATATGTATATGCTATGTTAAAAGCAGGTACTAGAACCTATAATTCAGTAACTTCTTTATACCTTGATAATACTGATATAGAATCTTTATCTTTTGATAATATTAGACAAGATGAAGATGGGATAATTCATGATAAGCAATTATTGCTAGATTCTGGATATGATTCTACACATTTAATTACTACTAATGTATTAGGTCAAACTATAGGTAATGCTTTAAAATCATTCTTACCTGCTCTTTATAATGGTAAATTACCTTCAAATAGTGCTTTTGGAGCTATAAATGCAATGTCATCTTCTTTAATGTCTTCATCTAGAGCAACTGAAGTTGATAAAGATAATGATTCATTTGCATTAAATAAATTTAATCTCTCTAATAGAAACGATATAGTTGCAGGAGCTAACGGTTTTAGTATTACTTTACATATGCAGGATGGTACTACTAATGAATCTTTAGCAGTAAATTTACCTATTAGAACCAATAAATATAAAGATGTAATTAATAATATAGAAAAGACTTTATATAAGAATAACTCTGATGCTTTTGATTCCTTGGTTCTAACAGATGAAGAAGCTAAAGATATAGATTCTTTACCTGTAAGCAATCACTTAAATCATCATAATGAAGCTAATTTAACATCACTACAAAAGAAAGCTATTAAAGCTGATAGAAGTCAAAAACATATTATGACTCCATTTGGTAAAGTAATAGCAGCTATTAAAAAAGAAGTATATGTACGTTGTTGTAGTGTAGATAACAATGAATATGTAAATCAACATGCTAATGAATCTGTTACAGCTCGTAGAGAAGCTCTAGGACGTGAATTTGAGTATGTAGTAGATAGAAACCAACAATTAAATACAGATAAAAAAGGTTTGTATTATAACCATGAAATGACTTCTGTATCACGTATGAACTCTAGAGATTATTTATCTCCTAGAAACAGTAAAACAGTACGTGAATCTATCTCTCCTATTAGTTACAAAGTACCTACAGATACTCCTATATTAAATCTATGGAAACGTATGGTTGTACAAGGTTTTGGTGGTAAGGTACAAAATACAGATGATGCTCAGATACAAGAACAATTAAAGCCTTTAAAGGATTTATATGATAAACATCATAATGTTTATAGATATGCTGAATTATGTAGTCAAGAAAAATTATCTGCTGCAGAAGCCGATGAAGTATCTGATTTATTCCAAGAAGTACAAGATTTAGTAGAACAAAAGCTTAATAGTGCTAAAGAAGATTCTCATACTCCTTTATATATTCATGCTTATACTGATTATTTTAGATTCTTATATAATCCAAATATGACTTCATCTTTATATGGTGAAGCTGATGGTATTGCTAATGGTATTTTCTTCTCTAAGATTATGGATGGTTCTTTATCATTTATTATTAATGGTAAAGAAATGACCCAAAAAGATATTGATAAAGCTAAGGCTGAAATAGATAACTTAGCTCGTGTTGGTATGTTTATTGGTATTTCATCAAGTTCTTTCTATAGAGAAGCTGCAGCAAAGATAAATGATGCTTTAATTCAAAATGGTAAAGTAATAGATACTTATACTCAAATTGCTAATGAATTTAGTAATGAATTGAATTCAGATAAAGGTCTTTTATCTTATGAAGGTTTACAGAGGAATTTTGGTTTAGGAGATAACCCTAATGAAATTCCTACTTACTATGATAGAACCAAACCTGAAAAGGAAAGAGTAGTACAAGGTGAATTTACTAATGATACTATTCATAAGAATGTAGTAGATGCCTTTAATGCTGTATTACAAGCATTAGGTGTAAAGTATATAAATGGTGTTTATGAAGCTCTACGTATCTTTGCTAAAAAGCCTACTACTAAAGCTAACTATCAAGCACAAGAACATTCTATAGCTGTAGAGTTATCTAAGCAGGTAGCTAATTTAATGGAGCAAAAGCTTAATGGATATCCTGCTACAGTAACTATTGATGGTAAAGCAAGTACAAGACAATTAAGTTGGTTTACTTATGCTATCAATCCTAATTTAGATTTAGATAGTATTCCTTTTGATTATGCTGAGGGTAGAGATAGATTAAAACAGGATATTAAATTATATAAGGCTGTTGAAACTTTAAATTGTTTCCAACAATCAGTGGATGTTCCTGTTAAAAATAGAGATGATAAACCAAAGCATTATGATGCTTCTTATAATCCTAATGCCTTTGTATTACCTGTAATAGGTGCTAAACCTAAAGATGAAAGAACTCTTAATGTCTATAATGATTTAATGCAACAAAACAAGGGTAGATTTGTTAAAAATCTGCAGTTAGGTTTGATTAATGACTTTAAGAAAGTTATTGATTCTTCTTTAGGACAAGAAGTACAAGATGCTACTGGTGATATGGCTCTAGCTTCTGGTTACATTTGTGCTGTCTTTAAATCTAAGATAGCTAAACAATTAGCAAAGAGATTTGAAGACTTAGGTATATTAGATAAATTAAAGCTTAATAATGACCCTAATAAAGCAGTAGTACAGTTATTACAAAATGCTAATAGATACTTACCTAAAGCAGAAGTAATTAAAATAGTTAAAGAAGTATTAATTAATTCAGGTGCTATTACTACTAATAAAGCAGGAACCAAGATATTTAACTATAAACAGACTTTAAGCTCAGAAAACACTACTAATCCTTATGTAATTAATACTACAAAACATAAGAATATGTATTCTGTTGAAAAAACCAGAGACTATCAAGACCCGGGTGTAGCAGTAGCTCCTACTTCTACTATTTCTATTGGTGATGGTGAAACCATGAATAGATTTATTGTAGAAGTCTTAAAGCCTTTAGGTATTAGTTATAATGATGTATTTGATGGTTTAAATATGGACCCAGATAATCATCATAGAGTTGGTTCACAGTTAAATAAAATAGCTGCTGAACAAGCTTTAAATAATAGTCCTGTAGAATTAATTTACCATGCTTATAAGAATATTAGAGATAACCTTAAAGCGGAAGATTTATATTTTACTGACCCTATACATTTAACTCCTAATAGTGAATCTCATTGGGATAGTTTAGGTAAATCAAGACCTACTGATTTATTAGGACAAAAGGATGGTAAATCAGACCCTAATTCTGCTTATGCTGAGTTAGAGCATAGATTAGAAGCTAGAGCTGAACGTACACGTAAGTTAAACCAAGCTCTTAAATCTCACTATGTGCCTTATTCTTGCTGTCAGTATGCTTTCTCTCCTGAAAGTGGTTATACCAAAAAAGCTTGGATTAAATTTAATAACGAAGTACATCAAATTAAAGATATTACAGATGCTCAAATATTATCTGAATATATAAATTTAGTAGCTAATTATCTAAATGCTCCTAGAGATAGTAAGCAACGCTATAAAAACTTAATTAAAGACTTTTTAATAAAAAATGATTTATTAGAAAATTTCTATAATTATGAAAATATGGCTGAGGATACTGTTGATGCAGCCTTAGAAAGAGAAATAGCTAGACAGACTAACCAACATGCTGTTGAAACATATATTTGGGATGGTATTAATAACTCTAATTATTTAATTAAAAACTGGCTTAGAAAGATGTGTCGTACCTTAGGAGTTACAGGTAGAACAGTCTTAATTAATGACCCAGATTTAGCTAATAAATTAGCAGCTAGATATGGCAAGAAATATAATTATGCTATAGATTTAACTAAAACTGCTGTAACTATACCTGATAATATAAATGGTAAAGATGTAATGATAATTCTTAACCCATTTAATATTGAATACACTGCGCATGAGGTAACTCATGCTATGGCAGATAAACTTATTAGAGAAAAGATAGAGAAACTAGACTCTGATACTCAAGACGAAATTAAAGCTTGGTTATTAAATTTAGACGATAGTTCATTTAAAAATGAACCTAATTTACCTAAAAATTCTTTTGGTGATTTATTAAGGGTATTAAAACGTTATATTCATGATTTTAAAATGGATGGTAATGGTATTACTAGATATGATACTGCACCTAATTTATATGAAGTAGTTAAAGAAGCATTTGCTCAAACAGTTGCTTCTACCTCAGAAGACCAAGATGATATAGCTAACCATAAATTACTAACAGATAAAACAAAATTTGATAAGAATGGTAAATCATACACAGTACCGGGTAGAGACCAATCTATAGCTAATAAAGTATCTAGGGTGTTATATAAATTAAAACAAGCTTTTTTAAAGTTTTTTAATTTATCTACAGAAGAACAGTACTCTGAAATTTTTGGTTCAAATTATACATATAGAAATGCTGCTATGGTTTTCTTCTCACAGATGTCTTTAGAAAAAGCTCATGCAGATAAGAAAAATCAGCAAAAGAACCAAGGTAAAGTAAATACTATTACTGATACTGCATCTTTTGCTAATATGCCTGAGTCTTTGACTTTATATAGACTTAATGCCTTTATTAAGCAAAAGCAGCAGGACCCTAAGTTTGCTAACCTTGTTCATGCTTATTCATTCTCTAAACCTAATACTGGAGATATTGCTACAGATTATGCAACATCAGGTATTAATGCTATTGCAGATATTCCTTTAATTACTACCTTAGATACTATTGTTAAAGGTAACTATTTACCTCCTAAAGTAAGACTTAAGATTAATAACTTATATTCTGATTTTATTAAATCAGATAAGTTAAAGGATTTACCTGCTAATAAAGCTGCTTTAATTACAGGTAATATCTTAGATATGTTTGAGAACCATAAATCTACTACTTCTGGTTTAACTAATTTTATTTACTTAGGATTAACTGACCCAGATGTTAAATCTGTTTTAAAAACTATTAAAGAATCTAAGCTAGGTAAGTTTAATAGTAACTATGCAGTAGATAATTGGATTTCAGATAAAATAATTGAAACCTATAACAAATTGTTCTTAGACTCAAATAATATATCTGAAGCTTTAGAGGCATCTTTAGCTAAAGGTATAGCATCTAAGGCAGTTATAGAAACTTTAGATAAAGTATCTGATGCTGAATCTTTTGTTACTAGCAAAGCAAACACAGTATTAACTACATTAGCTAATAAAGCTATTGATGTATCAGGTAAAAATATTGATAAAGTAAGTAAAGCTATTAATGCTCCTAAAGGTATGCAGGTAGCTGCTACTATTAGAACATTAGCAGATGTTACAGCTGCACATGATGTAGATGAAATGGCTCCTAGAGCTAAAGTATTAAATGATATAAATGCTTTCTTAGGTGCAGGTACCCCTCATGTTGTACAAGAACTTGTACGTGATATGGTAGGTATGGATTTCCATAACTTCCCTGTATATGCAATGTTAAAGAAAGTTACTGCTACTTTAGATAGAGAATCTTTACAACGTAGTAAAGGTATTCCTGACCTACTAAGAAAGAAGTTTAATAATATAACTAAAGAAGATGAAGCTATGTTAGCTAAACACTATCTTAAGTTAGATTTAACTACTTTATTAGATGGTTCTAATATCTATGAATTAGCTAATACTATTAAAGACCCATCGAATGAAATAGCTCAATATGAGCAAGGCTTAACTCAGTATCAAATTAGAAAAGCTAAACAATTAGCTAACTATATGGTAACTGGTAAGTCTAGAGGGATGATGTTAAGAAATGCTCATGCTATTGCTGCTTCATTGCATAAGCCTTTAGATAATACTTCTTATAAAAAGGCTATGGTTCCTCAGATAGATAAGTTAGTTTCTTGCTATGCTATACAACAGTTAAAGCCTGAAGAAAGAAATAAATTAGCTAAGTTTATTCAGAATAATATAGAAGGTATGTCAGCTTTAGCTGATATTCATGACAGTATTAAACGCTCTGAATTAAAGAAATTATCTAATAAATTTAATTACTATAAGGGTTATATACCTACAAGCTTTAAGAACCAAGTAAACTATAAAGCTGTTGGTTCTTTAGATGCTGTACGTGAGGCTAGACTACAAGGTTGGGAGTTTGTTACTAAATTACCTAAAGTAGGTTTAGCTGGAGAGACTTATATTCTTAGAAGTGCTTTGCCTGATGTAAACTTTCATAAAGGTATTATTCAGACTAATTCTACTAAGATATATGGAACCAATGAAAGAGGTAATAGTATTGCTACTTTACTTAAACCTTTAAGTAGGAACCAATATATTTATAACCCTGATAATGGTATTTCTGATTATGAACCTATACCTACATTTAAACCTAATGGTGCTATAGATTCTTATGATAGACCTACTCCATTATCTGATGACCTATTTGATTGGTCTGGTTTAGATGCTTTAGGTAAGTGGTCTGCTAATGAATTTATTGAATCAGCTTCTAAATCCTTTAATCTTGAAGCAATAGCTTTAACTAAAAAAGTATTTGATGAAGATGTAAAGATGTATGGTAAAGAAGCAGATAAGCTTTATGTAGACATTAATGAGGAAGCTAAAAAGGATAGAGTAGTAAAAGATGCTTGGGATAGAGTAGACCCTGCTATTAAGACAGCTATAGCTAATAACTTTGATGGTAAAGCTTTAGTTCGTAGAGATATGTTAGATTTATTTATAGGTTATCGTTCTGCATCTATTACAGATATATGGACAGGTACATCAAGACTCCCTGCTAGAGCATTAAATATAGCAGCAAGAGCAGCTAATATGATGTTAGGTAAAAATGCTTATAAATATCTAGGACATGCCGAAAGAGCTATACAGTATACCACTGCTTCAGCTAGAAACTTTATTGTAGTACGTTCTGTATGGATACCATTTATTAATGCTACTACTAATATTGTTCAGTTAAGAATGAGAGGTTTAACATATTCAGAAATTGTTAAAGGTATATCTAATAAAACAGCTGAATTAGAGCATTATAAGGTAATTGAAAAACAAAATATTCAATTAAAGTCTAAGCTTATTACTGCTAAATCAAGACAGGAAAGACAGAAGTTAGAAAACAGATTAGAGAATAATCTACAACGTGTTAAAACTATGTCTATTTATCCTATGATTGAAGCAGGTGAGCTATCTTCATTAGCTGATGTTGGTGATGAATATAATGATAGTATCTTCACTGGTAAGTGGGCTGATAAGATTAATGAGGAAGTAGCTAAAATTCCTGAACCAATAGTAAAAGCAGGTAAATGGTTATCAGTATCTAAAGATACTGGATTATATAAGCTTATGGAAAAAGCTACTATATATGGTGATTTTATTGCTAAATCTATTTACTTTGATAAGTTATTAGGTGATGGTGTTAAGCTAGAAAATGCTCAACGTATGGCAATGGAAGAGTTCGTAAACTACGATATGATGGCAGGTAGGTCTAGAGAATACTTAGAGAATATGGGTGTTATTTGGTTCTATAACTATAAGCTGCGTATTGCTAAGATTTTCTTAGATATTATGTTACATAACCCAGCTTCAGCTATCTTTACTCAATTACTTATTCCTAATGCTATTTTAGACCAAGGTACTATTGTACAAGATAATATCATTGGTAAAATGGCTTCAGGTTCATTAGGAGGAACATTCTTACCTATGCACTTCTTCTTCTCAGCATGGAATAGAAATCCTTTTGTAGAGTTAATTAATAAAATAATATAAATAAATAGAGGGGCTATTGCCCCTCTCTTCTTTGGTACCTATAGATAATATTATCTATTCTTCTTATTACATGTCTTAAGGCTTTAGCTGAACGTTCTGAGTACATATCATGAAAATCCTCATATTCATCTGAGGCTTCCTGTCTATCTAGTTCAACTTGATACCTTAAACCTTCTAGCTGTTTAAACAGCCATTCTTCTTTAGTCATTATGAAAAGCTACTAAAAGGGAAGCCACCCTTAGTATCTGGGTCCTCAGGCTTCTTCTCTTCCTCTTCTGAACCAAATAAAGCATCTGCTTCTTTCTCTTCTGGTTCCTCAGATTTTAATACTACTTCTGGTTCTTTATTAGCAACAGGCTCTGCTTTCTCAGATGAACCATCTAGATTAATGGTTGCTACCATTCCATCTGCTCCACCTCTTCCTTTCATTGATAATTCTACAACCGGAGTATTTGTTAAGGTCAACTGGTTGTTTCCTAGAAACTGAAGGATAGCTGTTTTGATGTCTTTCTCGTTTAAAATAATCTGCATTTTTATTTTCCTGAAAATTAATTGAATTATATATATCTATAGCTGTAGCTATACCTTGAAGTATGGGGACTGCTGCTAAGAATATATGTGCTATTGACATTGAATATTCCTATTAGGTATTCAATGGGGATTTGAGTTAAAAATCCCCATTGAGATAGGGGATTTAAACATGTTATGCAAATGGGTCTACTGCAGGAGTACTTGGAGCTGAAGATGATGGGTCTGATGTTTCAGTAACCTCAGGTAACTTACCTTTAGTCTTATCCTTAATAATACCTTTATTAGCTTTGAGCCAAGTATTATAGAACTCTGCTGTCTCTTTCTTATCAATCATCTCATTAGCAGTCTTATGAGTAGTATTATCAAAGACCTTATCAATCTGATTGATTTCAATAGTATCGGCAATGGTCTTATAACCATCATCAAATTTCTTACGCTTGTATTCCTTAATCTGTCTGATAGCTACGGTTACTGTCTTATTTGTTAAGCCAGTAATTACTGGTACAGATACCTGAACCATACCCTTAGCTTCGGCATCATACTTCTCGATAATCTTATCTTCAGTAGACTGCTGAGATAGGTGCTTTTTATCACCAAAACAGCACATATCATCAATTACTGTAAATCCCGGTAGAGGGATTTTCTTATCATTCTTTTCAAAGAAGTTCTGACCCTGTTTATTAGTAATGTAGAAGGTCTCTGAATACTCAGCATTATTAGCTGTTAATAAGTTACCTACTACAGTTACTGACATAGCTCCACCTGAAGACTTACCTGCATAAGCATACTTAATCTTCATGTCATAAATGTCAGAAGGAAATACCTGACGACCTGAGCCTAAAGAATCACCCTGTCTTTCTAAACCATCATTGGTTAAATTATCAAATGCGCTCATAATTATTTGTAATACTCCGTTAATTTATCTAGAACTAATTGTGCATCATTATCAATATAAGTTTCGTCTAATGTAAATAAATCATCTGGACCTCTAATCTTCTTATTTAAAGTAGTCTTAGTTAATTGGGTCTGAAAGCAGTACTTAAGACCTGTAGCCTCATCTTTAGCTGTAATATGAAGTAAGTCATTCTTATAGTTCTCTAAATCTTTAAGAGTCATTTTCTCTGCATAGATTAAGAATGAACAATAAGCTTCAATACTAATATTTTTTAAAGCTCCTTTAACAGGAATAGAAGTCTTAGTATCTAATGTCTTCTCATCATATGAATCAGCTACATGGGCAATAATTATAACAGGTTTACCATATCTAATAATTTTATCTTGGAAAATCTGTTCAAAAAATGTTTGATAATTACCCCATGCCTTTCTGGTATCAGCAGCTGTTTTAATATATTTAGCTTCAAACATATTCATAAGAAAATCTATAGAATCAATAATAATTCCTTCTGATTTATCTCCAGCTGCAATAGCTGCATCAAAATAACTTAATACTTCTTTAGGGTCTACAATTCTTATATTTTTAAACTGGTTCTTAAAAGGTAATTTCTTACCTGCTTCAGTATTTAGGTATAACCATTTATCTTGGTTCCTAATATTCTTTAGCGAGTAAGACTTACCTGAGCCAGAATAACCACATATAAGAATAAGTTGGTCATTTGTATCATTCATTCTTTACGTATCCTTGTGCTACTGATTTTAATACTGTATTAGATAACTCTTCAGATGATAGTGGAGAAGCTAATTGCTTATTTAAACCTAGTACTCTAGCCTCTACTTCTGGGTAAGGTAATCCAGAATCCTTAAGAGCCAGTGCATACTTAATCATATTATTATTTCTATTACCAATAGAAATTCTAATAGCGAACCAACGTGCTAAGTTATCTAAGTTTTCAATAGCTTTTTTGTTCTCTTTCTGATACCTTTCATTTCTCATGGTATGAGGAATAAATGGTAATGGGTCTAACAGTACTCCCTCGTTATAGGTAAAATTAATATTTTGCCCAAAACAAGAACCTTTAGAACAACTTTCCCATTTCTTTACTCTACTATTGGTTCCTTCATCAGAGTGGAAAGGGAGCCAATTAAGAATATTATTCATAAATTCTTTATAGTCTTCCTTATCTAACTCTAATTCATAAGCAATAGGAATAACCATTCTAAATCTATTGTTATCTGGTTCTACATTAGATTTAGTAGTATGAACAAAGAAAGTATATTCTTTCATTAAATCCATAGCTAACTTAAGATTGATTTCACCATCACAATCAATAACAATCATATTGAATTTATTATATGAACACATATCACATCTGTGTCCATCTTTAACATGATGGTTAATCCAGTGCATTAAAGTATTAGCATGGGTCATCTTATATAAAGATTTAAAAGGTACTTGTACATTCTTATATCCATAAGCCACATCATTACTATAAGATAAAATCATCTTATCTAAATCTGTAGCTTTTAAGGACTCACCCTTAAAGAACTCAATACCATCCATATAGGTCTTTTTAATAAGACCATGTTGACTGTAAGCATAGGCTTGAGCCAATGCCATCATGTCATTCTTAGAGCTAGCTTTATAGAATGGTAAAGCCTCTAATAAATCAGCATGAGTCTGTGGAGTATCGCATCCCATCAGATACTTAGCTAATTTCATATAAGGTTTATCTCTATTAAGAATAGTCTGAAACGACTTACCAGATTCTTCTACAAGCTTAATAGCCTGTAGTAAACAAGTCATAGTAATAGTAGGAGCATTATCAATAAAAGCTAAAGCTCCTGCTAATTTAAGAGCTTTAAAATGTCTGTGTGATAGTTCAGCTTTCTTGGTTCCTGCAAATTCAGGTAACTTATCTGCTTCAATATCACACTCTTTTCTATACTCTAATAACTGAATAGCTACGTCATCAGGTAACTCAATCCTTTTATTATAGTAAGCTGGGTTAGCTAACTTTAAAAAGGTGTTACTCCACTTAGCAGCAGTAGCATCATTATTAGGTTGAATTAACTGGTTATACATTTCTGAAGCTGACATGGTATAGTAAGATTTAGCTTTCATAGTCTTACCAATACCAAATAAGCATCTTCTTGCATAACCAATTTCTAGAAATGAATAGAATAAATCTTCTGTAGCTGAGCCATCAAAGATTTTATCTTGAGTACCAAATAATAAACAGTTAGCTGGAGTATTGCCTCCTAAGTCAATATCTCTTACATTATCCTGTGTATTTTTAACTAACTTATTCTTAATAAGACCTTTATCAAATAACTCTAAAAAAGAGTTCATAAGGTCTGTATTAGCCATTAAGTTAGAACCAATTTCATCACACTGGAAATTAAGAGCACCACATTTAGCTAATAACAGTTTATTTCTGTACTGCTTAACTGCAGGGGTAGTACCACTATCAAATACAAAGATAGGTCTACCCGCTCTCTCTGATTGCTTTAATAGTTCTTCATATTCAGACTGTTGGTCTAGATGAGATAGTGAAGCTCTTTGAGCTGATAAATTTTTTAAATTTTGGTCTAATAAAGTAGGGAATGTAACATTCATGAAGTAGTTTCTAAATTCTTTAGTAATATCTTCTAACATGCCTGTTGACAATCCTTTACCATATCCTGATGGAGCTAAGTTAATAACATATAGATTAATAGGAATATTACCTCTATCCTTTGTATGAACATAAGCTCTTTGAGAACTAGCCATTACAGCTAAGAAGTAAGCAATTAAAGGTCTGTAAAAGTTTTTATCTTGATTTAAAGTTTTAATACATAATAAATTTGTAAGTTCTTCAATACATGGATGATGGCTTACTTTAGTTAGGTCAATCATTGTAATACCTTTTCCTCTGTGAACATATACTATAAGCAGGACAATACATACAACGTCTAGGTGTACCTATTACAGTTTTAACAATACCTTTACCCTTACTTAATACATGTTGGTTAGCTTCTTCTAAAGAATCAAAATTCTTAGTAGCTCTACCATTAGTCTTAGTTGGGTCACTATAGTATTTATAAACTGTAGGAGATAACCATAAATCTTTATCTGGACAAGGAATAATCTCATCCTCTGGTTTATTTAAATTATCTTTTATTTCTTGTAACTTGGTTCTTAGATACTGCTCAGTATCCAAAACAGAAAGTAAAGGATAACTCTTAGATAAACATCTAGACTGTGGGTATTGATTATTTGATAGAGCATTTATTTTACTCCAATCGGTAAAGAAATAATCAATAGTAATCTCTGAACCAGTAATAATATCTTGGTTCAGGTACCTATATATACTTCCTTGTAGTATATAGTCTTCTCTTTTAGAGTCTTCCATATAGGTATAGGTAGATGAAGTTTTAATGTCATGTAAATTACCATTTAAAACAAAGTCAAACTTACCACCAATTTTAAAACCATCTAGTTCTTTAACAGCTCTTTTTTCTATATAGACAGGAATGTCTCCTAACTCTAATGTTTCAGGGTTAATCTTAACTTTAGAGATAAAGTCTTCACTATATCCTAAAGCCCTCATATTAGTGTCATAATGCTCCATCCAAGCCTTTTCTACTGAATCATGGATAGCAGTACCAGTTGACACCGCAAGGCGGTCTCTGATGTCTATATCAGCGTCTGAACGCATACTTAAAATAACTTGTCTAGTAGGCTTTAATAATTGAGTAGCTGATATATAGTTATCTTCTGAAATATAATCATAGCTATCATTAGCTAACCAAACAGAGAAAGGGAAACTAATACCATCTTCATTTTTAAGTTTCTTTTGTTTTATTTGCATAATTACACCATTAAAAAACCCTGCCTAAGCAGGGTCTGTTATTACTCTTTTGGTTCTTCCTTCTTAGGAGGTTCTTCCATCTTCTCTTGGAACTCCTTAGGACTCCACTCATCAGGAGTCATAAGACCCAAAGGAACAATATTCATGATAGCAATATCTAAAATCTCAGCTCCCTCAAATACCTGTAAGAACTTCTTAGCCATCTGTGCTCTAGCTGCTAATAAGGTAGGCTCATTTAAAGACTGCTTACCAATGAATACATTGTTAAGTACATGAGTATGAATCTTCTCTTCATCTTTCTTATGAAATGAGATATTAAATACACCTAGATAATATAAATTGGTATCTGCCATTATAAAGTATCCTTAAAAGTTTTAACTAAATTACATAAAGTATTCTTATCTAAATCATTAGGGAGAGATAACTCATGTGCCCAATCAGGGTAAAATATAGATAACTCTCCAGATAAATGTACTTTATCATGTTGGATTTGGGGTTCTTCTTGCCATTTAACTGCTTCAGATAAATGCTTATTAACCCATAAAACAGTATCTATATTATCACGAATTAAATAATATAAAGCATCATGAATCATAATAATAGGTTTAACAGAATATCTGTATTTACTATTACGAACCAAGGTATTAAATTCAATACCAGCTCTATTAGTTAATAAACCAAAGGATTGACCTATAGCATTACCTGCAGTACGTTTCTCTGCCTCTGCTTCTTTAGGAGTAGCTTTAATACCCATAAGAGATTGGTGCATTTTAGGACATCTAACTCTTAGACCAAAAGCTACTTCTTCATAACCTTGCTTAGCAGCTATTTCTAATCTGTTAGCAATTACCTTATCAGAGTGACTATATAAGGTATGATATTGGTTCTCAATATGCTTGGCTTCTTCTTCAGTAAAACCAAAGTTTTTAACTAAAGTCATCCAAGTACCAGCATAAGTTAAAGCAAAGGTACAGCCCTTACTACGTTGTCTAAGGTCTTTATGAGATTGCTTAATACTATTAATAACCTCAACCTCTGCTTTAGTTTTTGATATTTCTTCTATTTTCATTAGAATGTGATGTTATTTAATAAAGACTCTAGAGTAGGCTTAATAGCTCCTAACTCTAATTCTAGAATAATATCATTAATATACTTCTTTGCTTTAGTTTCATTATCTAAAATTTTCTTTTTTAGTTCTTCAGCATAATCAGAAGTTAATTCAATATCAACACTAGGGATGTTCCTATCACATAAAGCTTCTTTAGAAGTAATCTTTCCATTGTAGCTGCTATAATAGTAAGAAATCTTTTTATAATCTAACTCTTCTAATATAGCAATAAAAATCTTACAGTATTCTTTTTTTAATTCACATACACGTTGTTTACGTTCTTCAGCTAATCTATCTAATTCAACTTTTAAAAGTAAATTAGAACTCTTATTAGCTTCATCACATTTAGCTTTAACACGTGCAGTAATAGCTTCTTTAATTACTTGAGGTACTTTCATTTGAGTTTCCTCTTAATTTAATTAATTTAGGATTATTTTCATTTAGATATTCAATAGAACCATCGTCATAAGTTACTTTATATACCTTACCTTCTTTATGAATTTCATCTAATTTAGCTGTAATATCAGGCATTAGAGAAGTCCAGTAAGAATAAGCTCTTAGACAATGACCATCATATTCATCTGTATATACTTTTAATTTATTAGGGTCTTTAGTAACTAATGCTGAGATATGGTCTTCCAAACTAGCATAGTCTAGACCAACCCATAACCAACCTTTAGGGGCTTGGAAGCAGCCTTTAATTAGTTTAGCATACTTAGAGCCTGTAGCAGGTATCTGCTGCATATTAGGTTTACTACTACTTAATCTACCTGATACAGTGCCTCCCAGATTAAAAGAACCATATAAATAAGACCTACCATCTTTAGCTTTATATGCTTTTTTAAATGCAGGAATAAAGGCAGTAAGTATCTTCTCAGCTGCTGAATAATCTATTAAAGCTTGTAATATATCTTTAACTGCTTGGTTTTCAGTATGATTAATTAAAGCTTTAAGAGTATCACCATCAGTAGAAGGTTGTTTACTTTCTGTTAAATTAATAACAGGTAACTTAATAACTTCATATAATAGTTCTTTAATCTGTTTACCTGAATTAGGGTTAAACTCTACAGGACTATCGTCTGCTGTTACCTGTTTCTTTACATGAGTACTGTTATATTCATCTGCCCAAGCATCCTTAAGTTGTTTGGTATATAACTTAATGTATTGGTTCTGTAATAAAACATTAACTGCTTTTTGTTTATCAGCATTTAATACTTCTTCAGCTTCTAATACTTTATCCATATTTAAAGGAATACCAGTTAATTGCATCTGTATGATGTCTTTAGTAGTTCCTTTAAAGATAGTGTTATATAGCTTATCTTGTTTATCTTGTATTAGTTTATCTTTATATTTGTTATAAACGAACCAAGTAGATAAACCATCTATTAAGTTATATCTTAATAACTGTTCATCAGAGATTTTCTTAATATTACCAATCTCTTCTTGTGCCCAGTTACCTGCAAACTCCTGTGCTTGATACTTAAGTGATAGATTATTACCAGAACAAGAGTTGGTACATAGATAAGTAATTAACTTAGTATCTTCCCAATTCTTTAATAAAGTATCTAATCCTTTTAATAATCCTTCAGTATCTAATACATCTTTCATGTATAACTGATAGATTAAAACAGTTACATCAAAGGCTATATTATGAAATATTAAAGTACCTTTATAATTATCAAAGAATTCCTTTAATACTTCTCTTATTCTTAGATTAGGGTCTATTTTAAAGGCTATGCCTTCATGTTCATTCCAACAAAAACAAATAGAACCAAGACCTGCTTCTGTATGTCTTAATGAATAAGTTTCAATATCACATGTAAGAGCAGGATAAGATAATAGTTTATTTAAACTAGCTTTAATCTTAATAGGAGTATCCGGGTACTCTTCATATTTAATAATGTTGGTTCCCGGTTCTGTATAGCAGTTATTTATATCATTAAGGACAGCTGCTATGCTTCTAGCAATCTTATCTTTAGTTTCTTCTGGATGATAAAAAATACTTTTACAGGAAGGTAAGTAAAAATACTTATAGTTAATCCTATCAAATATATAACCGATACAAGTATCAGGCTTAGTAGTCTTATGTATAACTTTAAAATATTCAGCATCACATATTCCTAAATAGTTAATATTTTTAGATTCTATATAAGGACAGACTACAGAACTAAAATGTTGCTTAATAGCAGTGCTACTAAGCTTTTTCTTACCATTTAAAGGAGGTGTTCTAAGAACTGTTACTGTATGATTAGGAAAAGAGTAATAAGTATTTATTTCTGTAGAAGTTATTTTAGGGTTTAATACTAATAGAATATTCATTGTAATATTGATAACTTTCCTTCAGCATATTTATAAAAGGATACAGGGTCTTTATTATATATTTTTTTCTCTCCTTTATTTAATCTAAAATAAGTTTCATATAAAAATAAAGCATATGTTAACCATCTTAAATCGCTATTAATAGCCCTGTTAATAAAATACTGATATAGCTTAGTTGTTTGGTTCTGTAAATCACAAATAGTGTTGAATATAACAGCATTAGTGTATAAATAAAGATCTGCAGAAAATCTTACATTATCATGTGATTTAGTACATAAAAAGTTTATAAGAGTTTTTGTTCTTTTAAAATAAAAGTCATGGTCTTCTTGAGGTGACTTAAAGTACTTTTTAACAAATTCTAAAAAATCTAATCCTTGATTTGAATCTACCATTAAATACCAAGCTTCATAAGCATTAAAATGAATAAGGCTACTATCTTTAAAACCAAAAGTTGCTTTTTCTGCAAATTCTTTAAGAGAGCTAACACGAAAATAATGATTAGATACCCAAGCATGTATCTGGTCTTTATAGTTATATCTTTTTAATTTCTTCTCTAGGCAGTACATACACACTCCAATAAAAAACCCTCACAATGGAGGGTTTTATTTAAAATAGATTAAGTTGTTGCAGAATTTGTTTAGCAGGAAGACCTTTTAATCTTACCCACTCATGCAAATCTAAGCAGTATTTATACAGTCTATATGGTTTTGTAGAATTATCTACTCTATACACATCTCCTGTACTCATACATATATAACACCTACAAAACATATACACCTCTCATAGTTTTTAACTATTATAAGGGTTTATATTATATTTATTAAATAGTTTTTCTAAAGGTTTAGTTAGTTTCTTAGATTTAGGGTAAACTAACTGTTTACCTGATAGTTTACATAGTTTATTAAACTGTCTCTTTGAAACTATTGGTTCCTTTAGCTTTTCTGTAGGATGTATATAAGGATACTTAGGGTATTTATAATATTGGGATAATTGGGTAAGCCATATTAGTCTTTCTTCTGTAGTAGTAAATTGCTTAAATCTTTTAAGATTATTCCATATCTTACCCTCTACTAAATTACACTCTCTACAAAGAACTCCACGAACCAAACCATTACCATTAATGATATTGGCATCAGATTTTTTATTCTTATGTTGATGGTCTAATACTGCTTCTTCTAAGGTAATAGTTTTACCACATATAGCACACTTATTACCTTGTCTGTGCAGTATTTGTTCTTTGATAGGTTTAATTTCAGTAAAGGTAAGTTGTTTTATCATTTAAGTATTGAAGTTAAGTTTACTTTGATTGCAGTCATTTCTTTAACTAGCTTATTTTGTTGAGCTGTTAAAGTAGCTATCTGTTCTGTTAAAGCTTTATTAGTTTCTGATAGCTTTTTATATCTAGTAGCTAATTCTACTACATTTTCAATCTTAACTGTATTATCCTTATGCTCTTCAGTACTTTTATTACTCATTAAAGCTTTAAAGTCAGCAACAATAGTAGGAAGGCTTAAGTCTCCTAAATTAAATGCTGACCTATCTTTAATTTTCATTCTTGTTATTTTACCTGTCTTAAGGTTAAATCCCATAAGTCTAGGTAAAGGAATATAAAAAGATTCAGTATTTTTACATACATTAGGGATTAAATATGCTTATTTAATCCAGAATTTTTTAGTTAATTGATAATTATAGATATACTTTTGTTCTGTAGTATCTGCTTCAAAATCAGTTAAATCATCTAACCAGATATAGCACATTAAACGCCATAGAGTAATAGTATAACCTTCTTGTGCAATATATCTGGTAGGATGATGTGTAGTTTGGTTAAGAGGCACAATTCTATTGTTTTTATCCTATAGGGCACCTTTATTAGATAAAGCATATCCTTTATAAGGTCCATCCATGATTTCTCTTAAATTCTCAGTTACTTCTCTATAATGAAATTCTTTAAATATATTCATAATAATACCTATGGCAGGGATACTTGGATTTGAACCAAGAATGACAGAATCAAAATCTGTAGTGTTACCGTTACACCATATCCCTAAAAATTATAATAAGTTTCTGTATTAGCATCCTGTGCTTTTTTGTTGTTATAAAAATCAATTATGTTTTTCATTGATTTTTCTGAAATTGTTAAACAAATAGGGATTATTCCAAAAAGAAATCCTTTTAAACTATATTCAATTTCTGTTCTATTATTGTAACGAAATCTAACAATATTAAATTCCTTAGCTGGAATAGAAATTTTCTTTAAAATATTTCCCATAATTTTTAAATCTTTGTTGGTGAAACAAAAGCTTATTGTTTATGTACTGAATTAAAGATATATAATTTAATATGGTGAACCATGTAGGGCTCGAACCTACGCTCCAACGATTATGAGTCGTTTGCTTTAACCAACTAAGCTAATGGTCCTTACCTGTATAGAGTCATATGTTTAATAGCAAAGACTCTTTCTAAAGTATCTGTGTCTGTTTTATCATCTCTAATAGATACAAATCTAGGATGATTTAAAGTAAATGTAGGTTTATCAGGAGATTTAATTATATCATTAAATTCTACTGTAATTACCTTACCTATATATTTACTTGGTTCCTTAGAAAATTCTATCATCTGTTTATCAGTAAAACCTGAACATTGACCTATGATAGTCTTTTCATCATTAGTAAATTCAATAGCACCTATGTACTGTTTTCTTTTACCAGTTCCTTCTGTAAAACCTGTAATGCGCATATCAGCATCTAAACATAGTTTTACTTTATACTGTAGTCTAGAAGTACCGTTAAAGAACATATAATTAAAGTCTTTAATAATAGCTCCTTCTAAACCTTTAGCCATAAACATATTAGCTACTTGTTTACAAGCAGCAAGACCTTTACAGTAATAAGTAGGAACCAGCTTAATATGCTTTGGTTCTTCACATTGAACCAAGACTTTAAGAGCTTCCCATCTAGCTTTATACCTAGCTTGAACAAGTTTAGGGTTATCAATATAATCCCATACAGTAAAATAGATATCTTCATAAGGAGGATTCTTACTATTTAATTCACCATTACCTTTGAATCTATTCTCTTTAGGGTTATCTGCAGGACCTATAGTCCACTCTCCCATATAGATGCCATTACCTAGTTCAAGTAACTCTTTCTCTAATACAGGATTAGAGTATTCCTTACCTGCTCTACTATAGAATTTAACTGTACCATTTGATACTACAGCTTCTCTATAGGAACCATCACACTTAAGCTGTGTATAGCATGGAAATGTGATGTTCTCTTTAATAGCATCTTCATCATAGATGCTACATCTACAATATTTCATAATAAGCTTATTCCTACATAGTACATGAATTTATCTTTAAACTCTTGAGGTAGTTTTATTACTGGTTCTATACAACGATAGTTATCTTCTTGTGGAAAGTAGTTATGTAATACTGTATAACAATATTCAGGAAATATGTTACGTAGTACATCAGCATCACTACACTTTCTAGGTATTTTTTTAATACATTCAGATATATGTCTATCATCACATTCGATAGCTAATAATCTAAAAAAATACTCTTTATCTTTATTTACTTCTTTATTTAGATGAATAATCTCATTTAATGTATCTTCATCCTTTGGTTCTAGAATAACATTTTTATTTTCTAAGTTATCTATAGAACCTGCATAGAAATTCCCTTTATAGTAAATAGTATTAGAACCTACTTTAAGACATAAGTCATTTAAGTTAGCTCTAATTTTAGCTTTAGCAGCTGTTATAACTGAAGTAGCTATTTGGTTACTTAGTTGATATAACTTACAGGACATTCTGTTTAATGATGCAGATGCTATTTCATACGAATTTTCCATATTTATTTTTTAAATCTCCATAAAATATCACATGAGATTTAGCTCTAGAAACTGCAACATATAATAATCTTGCAGTGGTGCTAGATACTGTACAAGTACTTAAATCCTTAGCATCTATAAATACAGTATCTAAGGTACTTCCTTGAGCTTTATGAATAGTACAACTATCTCTAGGACGTAAATCTAAGAAACCTTCTTTAATAGCAAAGTATTGATACCATTTCTTAGCTTTAGCTAAAGCTTTAAGAAGGTTTTTAACTTGATGATAGCTTTCAGGAATAGCAGTCTCAATTAACTGACCATGCCATTCTATCTCACATAAAGACAGTTCTACAGGTTGAAAACCTTCAGCTAATTGTCGCTGAACATGTCTTTCAGTAACTTTCCTAATACAGATTTCGTCTTCCGCATGTAATGTCTTATTACCAAGACAACACACAGAATTACTAATACAAAAGTCACCATCATTGAATACCTCAGTTTGTCCTCTAATAGATTTAATATAGTTATTGTAGATAACAGACATCTTATTTGTATAAGTAAGACTTCTAGCATTTTGTCCATTATTAACTACAAATTCTTTTTGATAAGCCTTTGCCATCTGGTCTTTATCATATAAATCTATGATACCCGGAACTAGTTTAATAGGATTAAATACTCCTGTTTCTACGGTCTTCTTTAACTGAGTACATAAATCTACTAATTCTTTATGATTAGCATTTCTCATAGGAATAGTAAGAGTATGTTCTACTAAGTTATTTTTATAAACAGGGGATAAGCCACTCTTTACAGGGGTAAGTTGATACTTATCTCCTACATAAACTAACTTACATTCATGAGTTAATTTATGGATAAAATCAAATAACTGGTTATCAACCATTGAACACTCATCAATAAAGATAACTGTTCTTTTAATTATTTGAGTTTTACCAGATGCCTTTAATTCTTCTTCTCCAGTACTAAAATTAGGTTTAACAATTAAACCTAATAAATTATGAATAGTTCTAGTATCTAAACCTGTAGCTGTTTCTAGAGCTTCTGCTGCTTTATTTGTAGTAGCTGTAAGAGCTACATCAAATGTTTTAGAACCAATAGCAGAAGCTCCTTTGTTATAGGTATTAATACCATCAGTAGCTAAATACTTAATAAGGTATGATTTACCATATCCTGCACTAGCATCAATTAAAAACTCTTTTTCATCTGATAGTAAAAAACTATAAAAGTCATTAGCTACTGCCTGTTGGTCTTTATTTAGCATTTTCAATATCCTTAATCTTAGTCTTTTTAACTCTAGGAGGTTTTAATTCTGCCTTAATCTTATAAATATCTAAAATAGCCTTTAAGATAAGTCTCTTCTCATGTGAACCAATAGAACAAATCTCATCTTTACTTTCTAGAGTAATGTTAATTGGTTTGTTAGGATTAGATAAGAATTTTCTAATACCTACTTTATCTTTAATTTCTTTGTTTGGTTCAGTCTTAGTACTAAACCACTTAATTACATTTAGCATAATTGCTCCTTTTAATAAAACCAAAACAAACAAAAAAGCCCTCACTAGGAGGGCAAACTATGAGTAACATCAAAGTAGATTAATTGTAGAATTTACGATATTGATTATACCCTTTATAATTAGAAAGCTTATAGTCTTTTGCATTACATGCTACAGCTACAAATTCTAATGGTGACCAATGACCTGCATCCTTAAGTCTATTGAATAACTCAATATCCTTAATAATAGAAGAGGTACCATTAAATAGTTTATGGCTTACTCTTGCACATCTAGCACAAGATGCCTTACATAAATCATCAATAGAATAAGCTTTATTATTTAACTCTTCCTCAGAGATATAAGGTAAATGCCATTGACCTTCTTCTAACTTAATAGGAGTAGATTCATCTAAAGCTTTGTGCATAGCTTTAGCTAATGTTCTAATTTCAGGCTGAGCATCTCCTGCTTCTCTTAACATAAAGAAGTTAGAGAAGTCAGTACCTGCTAATACCATATCAGAGTAAGTAAAAGGTTCTAATAATCTATTAGTTACCTGTTTATGTACTCCTAGATTCATTAAGGTCTCTGCTTGTGTAGCAGCACCTAATGCAGCTAGTTTCCATGCAAGAATAGCATGAGTTAAATTATCACCTGTAAGCTCTTCTCCTGCAACCATACCTGACTGATTAGAACCAAAGGATTCAGGTCCCCATGGATTAGTTCTAACCTGTTCAAGGATATTCTTTACAGGATTGGCTCTAGAACTTCTTACACAGAAGCTAAAGCATCTGTGTCTAGTAATCTCTGGTAAGATAGCTCTCCAGAATCTTAACTGAAATGTAGTTAATCTCTTACCTCTAAAGATAGAATCTTTAATGATAGTTACCTGTGGAGTATGGATAATATTTAACTTATCAGTTTCTGCTAAATACTGATTAGCTAAATTACCAATATCTTTACCTTTAAGTAAATCATTAACAATATTACGAATATCCATACTATTCCTTAATTGATTTAATAATGTCTTCTACATCTAAAGTATAAACAATCTTTAAGTACTCTACATCGTCTAAAGACTCTAGATGAGTCTTTAAATAGTCCTTAACTGTTTCTAGCATAAACTTTAAATAAGAAGCTAACACATCATCTTCTAAAGGTTGGTTCTCATACTCTATTAGAGCCTTAAGATATACATAATAAGTAATCTGAGTCTTTCCTTTCTTTAATACTTTAGAAAAGGTAGTAAATAACTCAATTAAACTATACCAACTTTCAGGCATAGTTTTCTTCTTATTTAACTCAGTCTTTACTGCTTTATCTAATGGTTCTGCTGCTTTAGCAATAGCTTCTTCAACAGCATCTTTAGCACCATTAATAACACCGTCCATAACCATATAGGCGATTGGATGAGACTTTTCATATTGTTTAATTAAAGCTTTATCTAAGCCACCATCTGGATACCAAATTTCTAGATTCTCATTAATGATTCTATTTAGATACCATAAAGCTTTCTTAAGGTCTTCAACACCATTCTTATTTTCATATCTTAATAGATACTTAATAGCATTACCTTGACAGAATGAATACTTTTCACAGATATCAATAGGTTCTAATACTAAGTGTTTATTAGCCATTGCATAGTGCTTTGGATTATTTACATTATCGTAGTTCATACTTACTCCATTAAAAAAGCCCTATAAGAATATAGGGCTTATACATAGATTATGAAAAAATCAGTTAAACTTCTTTTACAGAAATCTTACGGAAGTCCTTAAATACCTGAGATAACTCTAAGGTAAGCTTACGTGCTCTACGAGCTGCTGCCTTATTACGAGTACCTGACTTAACAGTACATAACTCTTCCTTTAAAGAAGTTGATAAATCATCAATCTTTACTAAGATTTCATTTAAGTTTTCCATACGTTAATCCTTAATTTCTAATATCTTTCCGAATAGGGGGTTTTCTCGATACTGTCTGTCTGTGTATCTAGTTACCCACATAACAGGTATCTTTCTGACTTCCTGCATAGGAGAACAACATAAGTCAGTAAATATAATAGCTGCTGTAGGTTTCTCTTGCAGTATCAAGTTTCTTACATCCTCGTAAGAAGTACCCCCTCCTGCAACGACTTCTATATTACTAAAAGGCATATCCTTTGTAAATACATCTATACGACATATTTTTGTATCAAACTGTACAAGAGTCAGTTTATCTGGATTTAAGTTTTCCTTAATAGCCTTAATCTCTGAATTAAATAACTTAATATCATCATCAGATATAGAACCAGAGACATCTAGAAAGTACATTAGATGTGTTAAGGTACCTGTATCAGAATAATCTAAACTAGGCATATATACTTTAGGATACCTTCTATTTGGTCTTCTCCAAGTATAATCTGCTTTATCTAATTGTTCTGTACAGAACTTTCTTAGGATACGTCTCCAATTTAACTTAGGTTTAATAAATTCTGTAAAGAATGTACTATATCCTTCTGCTGTTTCTACTCCTTGGTTCTTAGCTATTTGTAGAGTGCTGCCTACTTTATGTATAGCTTCAGTTTGTTCTTCCTTAGAAGACTTAACTAAATCACTCTCATAATTAGCAGGTACTTCTTTAATATGAGATAAGAGTTCATCATAGATTTCCTCTTCACTCATATCAGCGTATTTCTCATCATAGAGGCACCCTTTAGGCATATCTGGTGTAACTATCCATCTACGGTTACATTGGCTCTGTATGAGCCAATTTATGTGGAAATCACATGCCATATTCCATAGCATTGGGTCTCTATTTTCCATTCTTAAAGAATGGAGTTTAGCGATGTGCCATAACTCATGGATAATAGTAAAAAACCTCTGTTCTTTAGATAAAACGTTATAAAAGAAATCAGGGTTTACTTTTAGATATACACCATTAGTACAAGCAGTAGGAACAGATTTATCTAGCTCAATCTCTAAATTAAATAAGAAAGACCCAATGAAAGCTAGATTAGGTTCTTTTATGATTTTAATAGCTAGATTATCCAGTTTTTTCTTTAGGTCTTTATCTTCCATTAGAAATTATCTCCTTGAGCATCAATAATATTAGCTCCTAATTTCATTAATGCTTTAGTAAATTCAGGTAAAGTTATTAATGATTTATCTCTAGCATTAATTGCTTTTAGATATAAGTTCATTAAAGGAGAACTATCATATCTATCTAAATAAGTAATAAATGCTTTAAGATTCTTCTTGGTAGTCTGACTAATAAGTGCTGCTGTAATAGCATACTTTAAGTTATTCTCTGAACCATCAAATAATTTAGCTTCTTGAGGGTTCTCAGCAATAGTAGATACTTTAGGTAACTTATCAAATACTTTAATAAAAGACACTAAGTCAGCAGTAACCTGTGAGCTAATAGTACCATTTAAGATTTGAGTATCTAATTCATCTAAATGTTCTTTACCCTTAATAATCTTATTAGCAAACTCATATGTTCTAGGACAAGCATATGTTTCTGAGCCTTCTGCCTCTGGGTCAAAGGTACAGAACTTATCTCTATTAAAAGATAAGAAAGCTAATAATCTTGGGTCATATTGCTGAGGATAACCAATCTCATTGAACCAAGAATCAATATCAGGTCTCATATTGATATGGATTAAACGAGAAGTTAATGCTGTACCCATTTCATTAACAATAGCATTATCTTCACTTCTATTAGAAGCACAGACAATAGCACACTTAGGGTGTAGCTTATATAAACCTACTTCTCTATCTAGTACCAGCTTATAAGCTGCTGCTAGTACACTTCTAGGAGCAGATTTAAACTCATCTAAGAATAAGATAAATCCTTTCTTACCCTTTGGTACTTGAGTAGTTTCAATAGGGAAACAGTTAAAAGGTACAAACTTAGCTTCAGTATCTGTAAGCTTAGGTAATCCGGTTAAATCTGTTACATCACAGGTAGATAGTCTTACATCAATTAACTCACAGTTAAATTCTTGAGCAATCTGTTTAACTATCTGAGATTTACCAATACCCGGTTGAGACTCTACTAAAGGAACCAATCCCTTAGATAAAACTCTCTTAATCATTTCTTTAGCTTGTGTTGGTGTTACTGTAATATCTAAACTCATAATGTTACTCTTTTAAAAAAAATAACCCTCCTAAGCTTTCGCTTAGAAGGGTCAATCAATTAGGACTTAAGTGACTATAATTATATCTTAATCTTCATTAAAATCTAATTCTTTAAATTTAATATCATCATATTCTTCATCTGGTTCATCAAAATAATCAGATATAGTATCTTCATCTATTAGTAAGTTGTATTCATCCATTTGAATATCCTATTTAAAGTGTCTTTAATAATAAAATGAATATCAGTGTCTATTGGATATGTATTTTCTATAACTTCAGTATTATTTAATACAATACTAACGTTATCTTTTACATATATTTCATAACCACCATAATAACATTGAAAGGTTGCATGTCGTTTTAAATATTTAATAGATTCTCTGAACTTTTTTTTATTATCTTTATCTAAATTAAACATAAGATTCTCTTTAGGGCAAAGCCCACAACAAAAAGTAACACTAACTTAAAGCATACTCACTATTTAAAATAGCTTCACTTAGGTCATAAGGCTTAATCCAAGTAGCCTCAATACCTATTTGTTTAAGTAAATAATTAAGTAAATTAGACTTACTTACTTCATACATTAAGTTAATATATTGCTGTCTTAAATCATTACCATAATTAGGTAAGATTCTAAAACAATCATGAATTGGTAATATTTCAAAAGACTTAGTAGGTAAGCTATCTACTAATTTCTTTATTGGTTCTTTATCAATTAATTCTATGTTATCTGAATATAAATACTTTAAGATTCTTGCAGATAAGAATCCTGTTTCTTTATATAGATTCCATAGAGTATTAACCATCTGATTATCTTCTTCTGTTCCTCTGCACATTAGAGAGTTATTAAGAATATCTTTAACTCTTTGTACTTCAGACCCAAAGTTACATCTAGTAACCATTTCTCTTACTATCATTCCATCTAAGGAATGAATTAAGTTAGCTCCTAGAGACCTACCTGTATCAGTAGGTTTTTGTACCTTTGTATAGAATTTATAATCAATACCATCAAAGTTTATAGTATGTTCTACTAAGTCTTTTACTTTAATGTGTACATGGAAATTATCTGGTAATACCCATGTATATTCATTTGCTGTAGGATTCCATGCAGGTCCTGATAAGAACCTATTAAGTTCCCATACTTCAGGCATCATTTCTGACATGGTCTCTTCAAATTGTTCTATGGCTTTAGGGAATAGTTCTTTAGGCTTAGCCTTTGAGCCATATAAACTAGTCATAATAGCCTGTTTAACTTGGTCTCTAGTAACCATACCTAAGTTACCACACTTCTCTTTCATGTGATTAAATACGATGGTATAGCTATCAGCTCTTGAACCAATGTTAATAACATTACATAGTTCAGCTGCTTGCTTATCTCCTGTTAAGATAGCTAACCATTGAGTACCTGATGCAGTAGCATCTAAGGATATACCATATCCTATTGGCTCTCCTTTCTGTACTGCTCTTAAAGCATCTACAGATGCAGCATACATATTAGGACTATCAGCTTTATTCTTAAAGCTCTCTAAGTCCTTATCATTATCTTTAACCCATTGGATACGTTTATCCCATGGCTCTTTATCTAGTCCAAAGTTGTTAGCAATATCAATCAGAAGGTATTCTAGTCCAGTAAATTTCTGCATATAAACTCCTATAGTCTTTAGTGCAGTTATCGCCACTATTGGCATTTTAAGTAAAATCAGAATTTCGTAGTTGAAACTCTGATTTTCATTAGATAGGTTTTAGTTTTCAATGATTTCTTTATGGCTAAAGTTAATTAAACTTTTACCATAATCATTACTCTGAATATTAATATGATAGCCTTGTGAGTAACTTCTTCCTCTCTTATCATATTTCCATGTTAGATAGAATGTTCTATCTTTATAGCAAGTTAATATCTCTTGCTGAGCTAGATTAAATCTATCAAACATTTGTTTATTCATTTGGTTAGCCATATCACATGACCATTCATTATGGTTATTTAATACAGCATATTTATTAAGTTCTAACTTAATCTTATTTTCTTTATTGATGTAATCTAAATTTACATCATCATTAGTTCTATTATTCTTTAAGATAATACCTGTATTTAATTGTAGGTAATATCCATCTTGTTTATTGTTCTTTATCTCCTTTGGTTCAATTAACATAGGTAAAGGATAACAATACATATCTAACTTCTTCTGTTCTTCATCACTGACTAAGAACTTAGTAACAAACTTATTACCATTGAAGTCTATAAAGTCTTCAACAGTAGCTTTTGTTAAGAAGTCTGCTAAACCTTGTTCATCAGGTATAGTGTTATACATTAAACCTGCTAAAACAGAAGGAGAGCATTGCTTATATAATAATAAAAAACCTAGCAATTTAGCTAGGTGTTCTTTATTTAACTCAGTATCAGTATCTTGCACTATTGCTTTACCTAGTTCAAATAATCTAGGTAATAACTGATACTTATTAGATAACTGTTCTATACTTATTTCTTGGTTTATAAACATTTATAACCTTCTATGTATTTCTTAACCATTTCTTCTGTTGGTTCCTTAACATTAAATGTAGAACTACATTTATATTTAGGAAGATAAATATATTTTCTATTACTAAGAATAGAAGTACAGTTAAAAACAGGTTTATTATATATAACTGCTTCTACAGGAACTTCAGACATAGACTCATCATCATTAAAATATACTAAGCCTTCTCTATCTCTATATATTTTAAGATACTCATCCATTCTAAATACTCTAAGTGTAGGTAAACCTAATATAGACATATAAGTAATAAAATTAATATCTAAGCTAGGTATTCCTATGCTTTGTACTTTATAGCCATATTCTACAATATATGCTTTAACAAGCATTTAACCCCTCCAGAAATGCTTTAACATTTTTCTCAGTTGGTTCATTAGGAAAAGTAGCACTTAATCCTATATGTGGTACATAGATTCTCCATTCATTTGCAACAGGATGTCTAAATAATACAGCTTTAGGAGCTAACAATCCTTTATCAGAATATAAGTAACCATTTACTACATCTGACGATACCTCAAATGTACTGCTATCTACTAAGGAATATCCTGAAAAGTCATCTGATTCAGTATTAAGATGACATACAGTATATACACCTGTACTTAAGGATAATATAGCAATGTAGATTACTCTACTTTGCCATTGTCTTACCTTACAATTTATAAGCATTTCATAGCCTCCCATAGTTTAGATATTTGTTCAGCACTACAATTAGTGCCTACATTTAATGGTTTTAATTTATTATTACAGTCATAAAGCCAACCATTAACATAAGCAAATTTAAGCGAATTGTTTTGTATATACATAACCATTCTTAGGTACTTGTACAAAAGTACCTAATCTTTCAGGCATACATATATTTAAACCACTCTTCAATATGATAATACATTCCTGATATTTATTATTTTCTATAATTATATATGCGGGCATACGTTCCATAATTCTCGACATCTCCCTGTTTTATGTACTGCATATGTTTTTCCATAAAATTTAACTTTATAAGGATAGGAACTATCCCCAGTAAATTTTATAAGAGCAGGAGCATAACCTAATAGGTTTTCACGCTCATGCTCTGTAATACAATACTTTGTTTTACCTGTTTTAGGTGTTCTATATATACAAAAATAAAGATTAGATTTATGTAACCTAATCTTTATTCTTTCTATAAATGTTAGTTGAGACCTGTCTTTATGACCCCACCATGTTATAAAACATGCTTCATACATACCACCACTCCATAGTGAGTACAATAATGATAGCTATAGCAATAATCGCTAAACCTATATTTTCCTGAGTATCTATCTTCATTTATTCCTCCATTGGAATATATCCTAATGCAGAATATTTCTCTACTTTCTGCATTAGTGTATCTAATTCTTCAGATGTAGCACACCATGATAATCCTAGTGTGCTTAAATCTTTCTTAATAAAATACCTAAAGACATTTATATCTTTAGGTACATGAATAGTATAGAAATAGTCCTCTACTTGGACCATTTCTTTAGTATCTGTTAAATATATATCATGTATCATAATATATGGTCATATACTCCCTGTTCACCAGTGTTGTAATATTCTTTTAGGAATGGTAGTAAATATAGAGTAATTTCATGATACTCTTCATCTCCCCAATCAATTTGTTTATATACTTCTTTGATTGGGTCTTCACACCCTTTAACAGCCATATAAATTCTATAGAACCTAGATGCCATATCTGATAAATAGTGGGCACTATCTTGGTCATACATAGCCCACTGATAGGCTTCTTCATTTTCCTTGGTTCTATTTTGAGATAAATACTGTACTTTAGCAGTAGAGTCTTCGGCTACTAAAGCATAATTAACTACCATATCTTTTAAAATTGTATCTAAGTCTTTCATATAATTACCTATGAACTATAAAATCAAAAAATAAATGGGAGGATTGCTCCTCCCAAATTCGGATTAGAACGCTGTAAATAGCTTATCTAAGCCCTTACCTGCATCTGAAGATACTTGAGGCTTTTCTTCAGCCTTTCGTAGATAAGTATGACCTAAGGCTAGGTGTTGGTTCTCACCTAGTTCGATACCAAAACTATCTGCAACTTCGTCTGGAATAGGCTGAATTAGCACAGTCTTAGTCTCTCCGGGTTGGAGGGACTTCAAGATTTCGAGCTCTCTCAGATTAGCCTCTCGTAGCAGTCTACGAGCTCTGCTTACTTGACTATCACCTTTTATTTCGGAGGTAATCTTAAAGAGGTTATCCATAGGGATACCTTTAATGTCAGGGTTGCTGTAAGTCTGAATTACAGCAATGTTTTCACCGTCTGCTTCATATAAAGCAAGGGTGTCGTTTCTCCAATATTCTGCAGAAACGAAATTAGTATTAGAAGCTGTGTTAGAACGAATAGCGTTAAGATTGATTGTATTAGTATTAAAGCTCATAATGAGACCTCAATTAATAGTAAGTAAGAACTATATGGTCAATGAGACCTATATAGGAGGTTAGACCTCTAACCTCAACACGGACGAAGTCCGTTTTTAAATTTGCCCGAAGGGCGAAACTATATTTGCCCGCAGGGCGAACTGTTTGTTTTTGTTTAACTATATTTTGTTTATTTGTTTTTGTTTTGTTTTGTTTATCCTATATAAAGAAAAAAATAAGGGGAGTTCCCTCCCCTTATTTATATTTATTTATATTTGTAGTAGCTTACTTAAAATAAGCTACTACTTGATTTTCCGTCCAATGATATCCAATGCTTTAAATTCGTTTTAATTCGTAATAATAGTCTTACTTCGATTCGATGAACCAAATAGAACTATATTTAGTAAATTTTTAGTTTTAGTTATTTGTTATTAGTTATTAGTTTTCGTTTCGTGTTTTTAAAAAAAATAAAGGGAGCTTTCGCCCCCTCTATTTAATTACTTCTTAGCAGCCTCCTCAGCAGCTTTCTGCTGTGCTGCTATCTCTTTATTCTCTTCGGCTACAGCTTTCGCTGCAACCTGTTCGTTATATTTCTTCAGTTGGTCAGCTGAAGAAAATCCACGAAGTTGTGCTTCGTGCTCCAACCACGAAGCTTTAGCCTCAGCTGATAAAGATTTGTTAATCTGGTCATTACACCAGTGAACCCCTTTGTCTATTGTCAGTAATGTGCTACTGATAATGTCAGCAGCAGCTGTAACTGATAATAATGAGGCATTTAAAGCTGCCTCTGCACTTTTACGAGTTGTATATAACATACAAGTACCTCAATTAATAAGAATAAAGAGTAATACACCATGTACTACTCAACACACACAAAGTGTATTCTTATATAGTGGGGGGGGTGAGCTTGCGATACCCCTCACACACCCCTTAACACTGCGCTCATAATAATTTTTTGAAATTCCTAAATGCGTATAATATTTTATACACATTAATAAATGACTAATGAAGAACCAATGAAGGAATAAGTAATAAAGAATAGAAAGACAATAAGAAAGAAGAAAGAGAAAGAAAGAACCAAAGAAAGAGATAGAAGTAAGAACAAAAGAAAGACTAGAAATCTATACCCACCCGCCACCCCTTATTATATATATATAGTATAATAAAAACAATGCTAATTATTTAAAGGAGTATTAAATGAGTGATTTAACAGTAGAAATAGTTAAGAAGGTAATGCCGGGTAGATTAAGAGGAGCTATTACTCAAGAGCTAGTAGATAAGATAAATACTATTAGTACTGACCCAATATTAACAGATGAAATTAAAAAGAACTTCCTCGGTTATACTGGAATATTACAGGATGGTAAGTATAAGACAGAAGATTATCTTAATGCTGTAGTTTATGTTAGTTATAAACTAATGGGATATTCTAATATAGATTCTTATATAAAGACCTTCCCTCAAAGATATCAGGTATTAGTAAGTAAGGGTCTACCTCAAAAGGATATAGCTGCTTATGTAACAGCCTACAACAGAGGTAAGCTAGTTAATAAGATATTAGAGCAAACCTTGGTTCCTACATGGGTATTAAACCAAGATATATATCAGAAAGCTATTAATACTCAAGCAGCTTTACTAAATAGTAAGAATGAGAAAGTAAGATTCATGGCTGCTGACAGTATTCTTACCCACTTAGCTAAACCAGAAAAAGCTGGTCCTTTAGTTAATATAGAAATGAACCAGAATACAGGTATTGAAGATTTAAGAGAAACCTTAGTTAAATTAGCTGAAGTACAACAGAATTTAATTAAACAAGGTAAAGCTACTACTGAACAGATAGCAGAACAAAAGATTATAGAGGCTGAGATAGATTAATGGAACTAAAGAAACAATCATTAGATACATGGTTAGATAATGTAGATTATCAAGATTTAGCTACTGGTTCATATGTTCCTAGTACCTTCTCTATAGGATTTATGAACTTTATTAAATTAGTTAATGGTGTACAAGGAGAAAGTAATAAGACTCCACCTGTACATCTTAAAATGCTTGATAAGCTAGCAAGTCCTAGTCAATATGTAGCTAATCTAATCTTCCGTGGTGCAGCTAAGACTACATTATTTATGGAGTATTTAACTCTATATCTAGCAGTATTTCATGAACTACCTTATCTAGGTGAAGTAAGCGGAATGATATACGTAACTGATTCTATTGAGAATGGTGTTAAGTCTGCTAGAAAGAATATTGAGTATAGATATGAGAACTCAGAGTTCTTAAAAGAACAACTACCTGTAGCTAGATTTACAGATACTTATATAGAGTTCACCAATAAAGCAGGACATCAGTTAGCTGTTAAGCTATATGGTGCTACTACTGGTATCCGTGGTACTAAGATATATGGTAAAAGACCTACACTATGTATCCTTGATGATTTAATGTCTGATGAAGCATCTAAATCTAAAGTAATACTACAGTTAATTAAAGATACTATCTATAAAGGTGTAAACCATGCTTTAGACCCAACAAGAAGAAAGGTTATCTTTAATGGTACCCCATTTAATAATGAAGACCCATTGGTAGAGGCTATTCAATCGGGTGCATGGGATAGTAACGTATATCCTGTATGTGAGAAGTTCCCTTGTACTAGAGAAGAGTTTAGAGGAGCATGGTCAGATAGATTTACTTATGACTATATTAAAAGTCAGTATGATGTAGCTCTATCTACAGGACAGCTAGCTTCCTTCTATCAAGAGCTTATGTTAAGACTTACATCTGAAGACTCTAAGCTAGTAGCTTATAATGAGATTAGATGGTATAAAAAATCTGTTTTACTTTCAAATAAGAACTTTTATAATTTTTATATCACAACAGATTTTGCTACATCAGCAAAACAATCTGCTGACTATTCTGTAATATCCGTATGGGCTATCAATAGTAATGGTGATTTCTTTTGGGTTGATGGTCAATGTAAAAGAACCACTATGGATAACAATATTGATAAGCTATTCCAATTAGTCCAAAAATACCAACCACAGGCGGTAGGTGTAGAGGTAACTGGACAACAAGGTGCTTTTATACAATGGTTACAGAAAGAGATGATGCTAAGGAATATCTGGTTCTCATTTGCTACCTCAGGTAACAATAATGCACCCGGTATACGTCCTGTAGCTGATAAATTATCAAGATTTAACTTAGTAGTACCTTGGTTCAAAGCAGGTAAGTTTTATTTCCCTGAAGAAGATAAAGACAATGCTATCTTAAAAGAAGGAATACAAGAAATAAACCTTGCTACATCAGATGGGTTAAAAGGAAAAGATGATTTCTTAGATACTATATCTATGCTTGCTTATATGAAGATTTGGCGACCTTCTGAAGCACCTATACCTAAAGACCCAGATAATGGCGGTATCTATGATGAGACAGAACCAGAGGAAGATACTAATAGACTGGAATCATATATAGTATGAAGTTATCAGAAATTCTTACTTTAGTATTATATAGAAATGTATTAAACACTTGCTATGTAGATAGTAAGACTAAACAATTTAGTGCTGATAAACTACCAGCTATTATTACATTTCTAAATGAAAGTCTATTAAAGCTATACAGTAAATTTACTTTAAAGGTAGATTCAATTTGGGTTCATTTACAAGAGAGTAGAGTAAACTATCCTTTAACAAAAGAGCATATCATACCTAATTGGGAAGAACCATCATATGATAAGTATCTATGGAAAGGATTTGAAGAAACATTTAAAGATGATGTTATAAAGATATTAGATGTATATGATAATAAGGAAAACAAACTTCCTATTAATGACCCAGAAGAATTAATGTCAGTATATACACCTATGTACAACATCTTAGAGGTATCTTCTAGGTTTCCTACTCAAGTACTTAATGTAACTTATCAGGCAGCTCCTGATAAGATTGTATATAGCCCGGAACATGATACTGAAGTGTATCTACCTGATTTACTTGTAGGAGCTTTAGTAGCTTATACAAACTATTTAATCTTTGCTTCTATTGGTTCTCCTGCATCTATGCAGCAAGCTCAAGTATTCTTAACTGAATATCAAAACCTTGTAGAAGAGTTAATAGAAACAGATTCCATTAATCCTCAGTATTCAACTAATACAGAGAAGTTTTATAAAAGAGGATGGTGCTAATGTATTACAAGCAACCTTATGGAGACCCTACTGCTTCTGTTGAAGTAGATAGAGCATTGGGTGTCTCTTATACAGTTGTTAAAGAAGTATATAATCAGTTAGATTTATTAAAGTCATATAAAGAATCTTGGACTGCTCTAGCTGATTATGATAAATCTTTAAAAACTTTAAACACTACTCTTAATACTATATCTAATGCTAATAAGCTTGGTACCTTTATAGGTCATGATATGGGTAGAGTAGGTGTAGAACCAACTAAAGAAATGTTTACAGGTGAGAACTTTGCATCTGCTTTGACTCGTAGTTGGGATAACATTAACAAAGTAGCAGATAACATTACTGATGTTAATAGAATAGCTTTATACCTTAACTGTATTAAAGCTTTAGCTTATATTACAGACCAAGTAGAAAAGACCGCTAATAATGTAGATGCTATTAAAGAGCTTAATTCTAATTTTGATGTATTTAATAGAGTTTACCTAAACTTACAGGAAGTTCTTAAAGTAGAAGGTAATTTAGACATTATTACATCTGTTAATACTGCTATTGATACTTATGCAGATATACAGGCTAACATTGAAGTATTCCAACATGTACATGAATACTTACATACCTTAGCTGCTATTAATGCTAACTTATCTATCTATGAGAAAGCTAATCTTAATCTTAAAACTTATCTAGAGATTCTTGAGTTTAGATATGAGATTACTAATCTATCAGATAATATCAATAACATTAAGACTGCTGCAGAGATAGTAGAAGAGCAGAAAGACTTAGTACAGAAGTTTACTGCATTATTAACTATTAAAGATGATATTACTAATGTAAGTGATATATCAGAAAGCATTAAAACATTAAGTGAAAACACACCATTGTTTAATGTTCTATATGACAACTTATCAACATACATTAGTGCAGTACAGAACTTAGATTCTATTAAAGAATGTAACTTAAACCGTGAACCTTTATTAAATTCTATTAGTGAAGTTAAGAAGCAAATGGCTAAGGTTACTTCTGATATTAATACTCTGTATCCTTATATGGACCAGACTACTAAGTTCATTGATACCTTTAATAGTAACCTTCCTTCTAATGCTCTATTAACAGACCAAGACAATAGAGTTAATGTATTACTTGGTTCTATTAAGAAGGCTGACTTAGATGCATATACACAAAAGTTTACAGCTCCTTCTAATGGTTGGTTTGTTAGTTACTATTATGGTGAAACCAAGCCTAACACAGAAGATATTGAAGCTGAGGTACAGGAATATATTACTAAACATGATATTACTGTAGTACTTAAGTTAAAGAAGCCTCAGGGATACTTTGATGATAATATGCAGTTATATGCAGCTAAGGGTACTATTCTTACTATTTCTGCTAAGAACTTAAAATCATTAACAGGTAAAGTACAGTTTATTAAAGAAGCAGGAGATGAGTAATGGCTAATCAAGTAAAACAAGACATTAAGACTACTCTCTCTAATCAAGAGATTGAACCAATAGGTGTATATGACTTTAGGTTACGTCAGGCACACACAGCAGATATACCTAAATTTAGAGGACTATCTGGTCAGCTAACCATTAACCCAGATGATAAGAATAGACTATCTGTATGGAAAGGTACTGAGTTAGGTCAGAAAGAGGATGTTCCTTTTATTTCTGATTTACAAGATGGTTCTATTGCAGCTAGGTTTAAATATATAGATGAAAACATTGTACGTGCTGATATATCAACAAAGACATATGTTATTGACCCTACAGTAAGTCATAGATTCTTCTTTAATGTAAATACACCTAATATCTTATTTAAGTTTGCTGATACTTTTGATAAGCAGTCATGCTTAACAATTACTTTATACTTAACTAATATTAAAGAAGGAACCAAGTACACTTTTGATACTACTCAAGTAGATTGGTTAGGTGATGTATCTAAGCTAGATTCTGGTATTGGTGCCTTAAATATAGTTACCCTATCATTTAATGGAACCAGATGGGTAGCATATAGTTTAGATAGAACTATTAATGATAGATACACCTTACGCTCTGTAAATGAGGCTATAGTATCTAATTCTAGATTACTAGGATGGTTCTTACCTCAGGGTTCTACAAATGGTGAAATATCTGATAAGTATGCTTCTAAGACATCTATTCCTGATTTATCTGATGAAGACTTAAATAACATAGCTAGAGTATCTGCTTCTATTTATGATGTTATTGATGTATCTGCAGGATTAGAAGATATACATATCATTGAAGACTACTTAGAAGTTATTAAGAAATGTGCTAATAGCATTGATAATATTAATGCAGTAGTACCTCATATCTATACATTAGCTTGGATTAACTCCCACTTAGAAGTTATGACAGCTATCCAACAGAACAAAGACAATATTGCTATTGTTGGTTCTAATATTAAGAGTGTTAATACTGTAGCAGATAATATTGGTATTATTAAGAATCTTAATACAAACTTACCTGCTATTACATTAGTTAATTCTTATAAAGATGCTGTAATTAACTTATCAGCTAATACTGATAGTATCCAAGCTATTAATGATAACCTAGATGCTATTAAGACTATCAATACAAACATAAAGCATGTAAATACTGTAGCTGGTTCTATTAATAACGTTAATACTACAGCTACAAATATTGATGTAATTAATAATTTAGGATTATCTATAGATAATGTTAATGCTGTATATAAAGCATTACCTCAAATTATAAATACTGTTAATAATATGGATAATATTACTAATATTGGTAATTATATTAATAAAGGTATTATGCTTCGTACTGAGCTTAAAGACTCTTTAACTAATCTATATGAGTCTACTGATGCTAATAAGTTATACTTAGTACCTGCATCTATGACTGAATCTATTTAAGGTGGTATATGTCTAAATTTAAAGTAACTAATCCTGATAAACCAATCGAAATTGATTTATATCAGGATATTCCTTCTAAAGACCCTGATACAGGTATAGACCAAGTAGATGGTGAAGGTAATATTCTTGTTAAGAGATATGTTACCCGTTCTATTAATTCTAAAGGTATTGCTAATATTAAAAATGCTTTACCTCAGATTAATACTAATAAAAAAGCTATTGCTGCATTAGATAAATATGCTAAGGATAATGTAGCATCTATTACCAGTGATATTGGTTCTATTAATGATAACCTATTAAGTACTCAGACTGATTTAAGTGATTTAACTCAGACTGTTAGTGTTCTTAAAGGTAAAATTAATGGTATTCAAGGTATTGATATTGATGTTGTTCAAGCTGATGTTGATGCTCTGAAAAAGTCTGCTTATTTAATTACAGGTGGTGTATTAAAGGGTGATGTATCTATTCAGACACCCAACACAGCAGTACTTACTTTAACTCCTTCTGGTTCTTCATCTTATGCTTCATTTTCTGCTAATAATAATGTATTAGATTGTACTACTACATGGGGTAAAGTATTTAAAGTATCAAAAGAAGGTAAATACTTCTATGGTTTAGCTGATAAAGCTACCCAAGATGCTTTAGGTCAAAATATTGCTAATAACTACATTAAAGATATTACAGGTGCTAATGCTACATTAACTATTACTAAGGGAGCAGGTACTACTTCTATCCTTAGCATTAATAATGTATTACAAGCAAGTAAGGCAATAGCAGATAAGAATAATAAAGACATCACTACTACATATGCTACCAAAACAGAAAATGCTTCTAATTTAGATGCTGCTAAAAAATATGCTGAGGCTAAAAAGAATGAAGCTATTGTTAGTGCTAATGCTTATACAAACCAAGAGAAAGCTAAGTATTTGCCCTTAACAGGTATTGCTGCCCATGCTAAATTAGCTGATAAAGCTACAACAGCTACAAATGCAGACCATGCCACATCAG